GGATCGACGCCGATGCCGGCAGGCTCAAGGTCTGGGGTGTCGCAGGCGAGCGCACCGCCCTGCCGTCGATCACAGACAGCACCCCGTACGACTGGCCGATCAGCGACTTCACCGACCAAGAGGGCTGGTACTACAAGGCCGGGGCCTACAACAAGACCACGATCACGTCCGGATCGTCCGGCGAGGGCATCGCCAAGATCTCGTACCTGAACGTGCTCGAGCCGGGCGACCCCGAAGAGCCGACGTCGGTCACCTACAGCAAGACCGGTGGCGCGGCCCCCCGCGGCGCCGGGTCCGGCGCGAAGACGCTCGTCCCGGCCACCGTGCACGCGAAGGCGGGTGGGGCGGCAGCGGCCGGAGCGGGCTCTGGCGCGCGGGTCGTCACCCCCGCGGCCGTGCACGCCCGCGCCGGTGGCGCCGCCGTCCTCGGAGCAGGCTCGGCGGCGCGGGCCACGACCTCGGCCACGACGTACAGCCGGACCGGCAGCGCAGCGGCGAGCAGCGCGAGCTCTGGTGCCGTCGTGCGCGACAGCGCTACCGTCTACGTCGAGCTCGGCGGGGCCGCTACTGGGTCCACCGGGTCCGGTTCCGTCGAGCTCGTCCAGCCCGCCGTGCACGAGCGCACCGGCGGAGCGGCGGCGAGCACGTCCGGTGCCGGCGCCCGGCTGGTCTCGCACACGTACGCCACGACCGGTGGCGCGGCCACGACCGGAGCGGGCTCCGGCGCCAAGGACGTCACGTCCATCCACAAGACCGGTGGCGGCGCAGCGCGTGGAGCCGGTAGCGGCGACCTGCAGACCGGTGGCGGCGTCACCTACGCCCGCACCGGCGGGGCGAGCGCCTCGGCGGCCGGGACGGGGTCGCGCGCGACCCAGAGCGCGACCGTCTACGACCGCGCAGCTGGCGCGAGCACCTCGGTCGTCGGATCCGGCGTGGCCGACGTCCAGCCCGCGGTAGTCCACACCCACACCGGTGGCGCGATCGCCTCTGCGGCCGGCACAGGGGCCGCTGAACACGTCCCTGCCGTCCGGCACGATCGCGCCGGCGGCGCTGTGTCGCGCGGCGTCGGCTCGGGCTCCGTCGATCTGACGGCCGGTGTCGTGCACGTGAAGGCCGGTGGCGCGAGCGCGGCCAGTGCGGGCACGGGCACGCAGGAGATCGGCACGGCCGAGGTGCATGTCCGGACCGGTGGCGGAGCGGCGCAGGCCGCAGGCATCGCCCTGATCGAGGTCATCCCGGCCGCCGTGCATGTGAAGGCAGGCGGGGCGGTCGCGCTCGGCGCGGGCTCGGCTCGTGGCCGGGTCGGCGGCCGGTTCCACGCCGCCGTGCCGGTGGCCGTCGGCCAGCTCCGGTCCGGCACCCCAGTACGGAGGTGACCGGTGGCCACCTTCGGCAGCACCGCCGACAGCGCCAGCACCACGGCCTCCAACGCAGACAAGCTCACGCTCTCTCAGGCTACGACCGGCGCGGCTGGCACGATCCAGTCTGCGACCGCGCGGATCTGGATGGGCACCGCAGGAGGCAGCTCGCAGGTCAACTTCGTGGTCTATGCCGACTCCAGCGACGAGCCTGGCGCGCTGGTCGCGACGTCTGACCAGATCACGCTCAACTCGTCAAGCTCGCCCGACTACCTCACCGAGGCGGCACGCACCTTCACCTTCTCCGGCGCCAACCTGATCGCGGTGCCCGCCAGCACGGCGTACTGGATCGGCGTCGCCTGGCAGAAGCCGAACGTGTCGCCCGGCTTCACGATCTCCCGGGACGCCACCGGCAGCGCACGCCGCGAGATCTCATTCACCTGGCCGAACATCCCCACGTCCGGCACCGGTGCGGTGGTCTTCACCGGCATCATCGACGCCTACGTCACCTACTCGACCTCGACGACCTACGAGAAGACCGGCGGCGCAGCGAGCTCCGGAGCGGGATCGGGCGCGAAGGTCGTCACTCCCGCCACGGCGCACACCAAGCCCGGCGGAGCGGCGACCGCCGCTGCCGGCAGCGGTGCCAGGACGCTCACCCCGGCCACGACCTACGACAAGGCCGGTGGCGCGGCCGGAGCCGCTGCAGGCTCGGGCGCGCGCCAGCTCGTCCGATCGTTCACCGGTGCGGCCGCCACGTCGGCGGCCGGGTCCGGCGCGGTCGAGCTCACGCCCGCCACGACCTACGACCGGACCGGCGGAGCGAGCACGCTCAGCGCGGGCTCCGGCGCGGCGGTGCTCGACGAGCCGACGACCCACGACCTGACCGGCGGGGCGACTGCGAGCGCAGCTGGTAACGGCACGGTCACGGTCGTCTCCCTGATCGACCGCTCCGGCGGCGGCGCTGCGACCTGCGCGGGCACCGGTAACCGGGCCCTGGTCCGCTCGTTGAACGGAGGGGCGGCGCTCGCAACGGCCGGGGGAGGGTCGGCGAGCGTCGTCCCCGCTACGGTCTACGACCGGACCGGCGGGGCAGCTACGCTCGCAGCGGCCGACGGCGCGCTCGTGCTCGACCCGGCCACCACCTTCACCAGAACCGGCGGGGCAAGTACGGCCAGCGCAGGCATCGGCGCGGCGGACGTGCAGCACCCCGCCTCGTACGAGCGCACGGGCGGCGCTGCGGCTCTCGGATCAGCCGACGGTGCCCGCCAGTACGTGCGTTCGTACACCGGCGGGGCCGCTGCGCTCGGGGGCGGCAGCGGCCCCGCCGACCATGCCCTGCCGGCGCGGCACGAGCTCACCGGCGGCGCGGCGGTGTCCGGCGCGGCCACGGGCGACGTCGAGCACCAGCTCGCCGAACGGCACGACCGTGCCGGTGGCGCGGCTGCGACCAGCGCAGGTAACGGCGCGGTCACGGTCACCCACGCCACCGTCTACGAGAAGACCGGCGGTGCCGGTGCGGCCTTCGCGGGCATTGCCCTGGTCGAGGTCATCCCGGCCGCCGTCTACACCCGGACTGGCAGTGCGGCGGCCATCGGCGTAGCCATCGGCCGCGGGAGAGTCGGTGGCGATCTGTGGGCCGGGCGACCGGTCGCGTCCGGCCAGTACCACGCGGCCGAGCCGGTGACCGGGGAGCACCTGTACGCCGGCGTGCCGGTCCTCGTCGGAGCGTTGCACGCGGGCACGCCGGTCGCGTAGCCCGCTGCGGGGATGAGTCGTTGGAGGAACAAGGCCCTGCCCCGAACGAGGCCGGAGAACCACACATGTCCGTCGAGATGATCTCGGCTGTCTTCACGGGGCTGACCGGGCTGCTCGCCGGGCTGGCAGCCGTACTGGCCAACCGATCGCGTCGGGTCAGCGAAGATTCCCGTGCGATACGCCGTGGCTACCGCGAACTGCAGCGGAAGTTCAACGTCGGACTCACGCACATCTTCACCCTGGAGACGCTGCTTGCCCGGCGGGGCCTCCCAGTCCCGGAACGTCCGAAGATCCTGGAGATGGACGAGGGCGATGACGACGGGTCCACACCGCAACGGACTGGCGCTCATGCACCCCCATGAGTCCGCGCTGGCCGACGGCGCACACCGCAAGGACGACGAGCGACCGGCCTCCCGCTGGTGGGTGATCGCGATCGTGATCGTCGGCATCCTCCTGGTCGGATCCGGGGTATGGCTCACCCAGGCTGGTGGCGTCGTCGAAGACCAGCGGGACGCGGCCGTGCAGCAGAAGGACGACCTGGCCGACCGGGTCATCTCTGCGTGCGCGGCCGGTGGCGAGTCCTCTCAGGAATTGCAACGGATCGGTGCCTGCCAGCAGGCCGTCGAGGCTCGCGCCGACCCGGCGCCCGACACGGTGCCAGCGCAGGGCGAACGAGGGCCGGGGCCGACGCTCGAGGAGATCCAGGCTGCGGTCGAGTCGTACATGATCGCCCATCCGCCGCCGCCGGGAGAACAGGGCCGCCCGCCCACGCCCGCCGAGGTGGCCGCTGCGGTTGCCGAGCACATGGCGGCGAACCCGCCGGAGCCCGGCCGTCCACCTACGGCGGCCGAGATCGGCGACGCGGTCACCCTGTACTTCGCGGCCAACCCGCCCGAGCCGGGCCCGCGAGGTGACCGCGGGGCGACCGGTGAACGCGGCCCCGGGCCGACTCCGGAGGAGATCCGGGCGGCGGTCGTAGCCGAGCTCGCGCAGAACCCCCCGCCGCAGGGCGAGCCGGGCGAACAGGGCGAGCCGGGTCCGACCTGCCCGCCCGGCAGCACGCTGGAGCCGGTCCTGTTCGCCAGTGGCGAGAGCGGTCTCGGCTGTGTCACGGGAGACGGGCCCAACCCGACGACCGTGCCGACGACGACCGACCCGCCCACTGAGACCACGATGTCCGACGAGGGGGACGGGGGGCTGCTCGGTGGTTGATGCCGAACCGAGCCGGTCCCAGGTGGACGGCATTCGCGTCGCCACCCTGGCCGTGCTCGCCGTGGACACCCTCGTCGTCGTGTTGCTCGCGGTGTTCCTGGTGACCAACGTGCAGTCCCAGCGCCGGACGAACGAGTGCTACCAGGACCAGGCCGATCAACTGCTGTCGTCGATCGTCGCTGGTCGTCAGGCAGCCGTGCAGGACCGCGCCGCGCAACTCACGATGCTGAACACGATCCTCGACCCGAGCTCTGGTCCGGAGACTCGTCGCGCCGCGGTCGAGGGTTGGCGCCAGGCGCTGGCCCAGGCGGACCGTACCCGATCCACCAGTCCGATCCCCACGCAACGCTGCGCGCGTTGAGCCGTCTTTCATCAAGAAGGACGTCGCCCCCATAGGAGAGACCATGATCCGCAAGACCGCTCTGCTGGCCGGCGCCGTCCTGGCGCTGTCCGTTATGACAGCCCCGGTCGCACTGGCCCAGGACGACAGCACCAGCTGCGACGTGGCCAAGGACAGTGTCGCGAAGCTGGAGAAGAAGCTCGACGTGGCCGTGTTCGACGAGCGCGTGAAGGAGACCGAGAAGCGAGACGAGGCCAAGCGCGCGCGCGACGCCGCACAGGTCGACGTCGACGAGTTCGTCGCCGGCGAAGGTACTCCGACGCTCGATGAGCTGAAGCGGATCCTCAAGGACGCCAAGGAGACCCTCCGCGACGCCCAGGAGAAGCTCAACAGCGACTCGAACAAGCTCGTCGGACTGCGCGCCCAGGTCACGTTGGCCATCGCCGAGCGCGACGAGGTGTGCGGTGGCGTGACCACCACACCCGCGACCCCCGAGCCGGAGAACGACGTCGACTGTGACGAGGTGGGGGCCAGCGAGGCGCAGCGCATCCTGGACGCCGACCGCAACGACCCGCACAACCTGGACCAGGACAACGACGGCATCGCGTGCGAGATCGACGAGGTGCTGGTCGACGACGATGACGACGAGGTCGTCGTCCCGTCCGGTGGCGTGGCCACCGGCGGCGGCCCGGCGTGAGACTGCTCGCCCTCCTGCTCGGCGCCGCGCTCCTGGCGGGGTGCGGCGCCGAGTTCGTCGACGAACCACCGCGCGAGCCGCGGATCCAGGTCGTCGACCCGCCGTCGGTCGTCGACCCGACCGCGATCAGCATCCCGAAGATCGGCGCGCAGTCGTCGCTGATCCCGCTCGGCCTGACCGAGACGAACGAGCTCGACGTCCCACCGGTGAGCGAGCCCGGCCAGGCGTCTTGGTACGCCGGCCGCGACCCTGCGTTCGACGGCGACGAGTGGCAGCCGGGCGAGAACGGGCCGGCCATCATCGCGGGGCATGTCGACGGGACCGGTCCGGACGGCCGCAAGGGCTACCCGGGCGTGTTCGCCCGGCTGACCGAGCTGGCCCCGGGCGACCAGATCGTCATCGAGCGCTCGCCGAAGGCCCCGCTCACGTTCGTGGTCACCGGCGTCGAGCAGGTGAAGAAGGCGGCGTTCCCGTGGGACCGGGTGATGGCCGGAACCGATACGCCGACGTTGCGCCTGATCACCTGCTCGGGACCGTTCCAGCGGAGTACAGGTCACTACGTCGAGAACACGATCGTCTGGGCCGAGCTCGGGTGAACCTGCGCTGGCGCTGGCGCTGCGTGTCCTGCCATCACCGCAAGGACGCGCACTGGCTGCACAACGGTCCCTGCCTCGCCTGTTACTGCCCGCGCTATGCCCCGCCGTGGTGGGTGCCCCTGTGGAGGTGGCTCCGTGGACGATGAGACCGCTCGCCAGTGGCTCGTGTTCGCCGCGCTCATGCCCTATGCCGTGCACCACGACCACCGGGTCGCCCGCGTCGAGGAAGAGCAGCGCCGCGCCCGGGAACGGGCGCACCGGCTGATGACCCGGATCCCGGTCCAGCGAACCCGGACCATCACGCTCCCCCAACGCGAACCTGTGCCACGGGGGACCCGGCCGTGGCACGGCTGAGGAACTGGCTACCCGCCACCCGGACCGACCTGCGCATCCTCTGGGACTACGTCCTCGGCCAGACCCACCACCACACCAAGCTCGCCGAGCGCGTCGCGCGCCTGGAAGCAGACCTCGGCGTCCGGCCGGATGCTCCCCAGCGGCCGGACGCCGACCCAGACCGAGGGGGGCCCAATGGGCGACTGGCGCCTTGATCAGAACGAGCGGTGGGTCTACCACGAAGGCGACCCGGCGAGTGACCCCACCGCGACCTCGCTGATGCCGGCCGTCGTGGACAACACGGTCGACGTCCCACCGCGGGTCGACGACTGGTGCGAGGACCGCCCCCCGGGCGAACTGACCGACTCCGACGAGCGGGAGTAGGGCGAATGCCGTACATGACGTGGCTCGCGGACGCCCTGCGCGCGGGCGGGCTGCAGGTCCGCGAGATCGACGGGTGGCGCACCCGCGGGCACGGCGCCATGGCCGACGTGCGCGGCGTGGTCTGTCACCACACCGCCGGTGCCGCCAGCGGCAACTACCCATCGGAGAGGGTCGTCGTCAACGGCCGGACCGGGCTGGCCGGGCCGCTGTGCAACCTCGGCCTGGCCCGCGACGGGACGTGGATCGTGGTCGCCGCCGGTCAGGCCTGGCACGCCGGGACCGGATCCGCGTCCTGGTGCCCGGCGAACACCGGCAACTCGCGCCTGATCGGTGTCGAGGCCGAGAGCGTCGGCACCCGGGACGACTGGACGCGCGAGCAGCGCGAGTCCTACCCCCGTGGTGTGGCGATGCTGCTGCGCTACCTGAAGCTGCCCGCCTCGCGCGCGATCGCGCACCGGGAGTGGGCGCCCGGCCGGAAGATCGACCCCGCGTTCTGGGACATGAACGAGTTCCGCCGCTCCGTCGATCGTTACCTCGCCCCGCCCGTAGCCGTTGTACCTGCGAAGACGCTCCCCGTCGCGCCCCCACGAGAGGACGCCATGCTCATTCGATCCCAGCCGGACAAGTCCAAGCCGGACGTGGTGACCGGTCTGCTGTCCGGCTTCAACTTCGTCGGCCTGGGTCGCACCGAGACGCCGAGCGACGACGAAGCGCGCAAGCAGGGCATCCCGGTCATCTGGGTCGAGTACGGCACCTGGCTGGAGTTCGACCGGCGCAGCCACGTGATGCTCGGCGACCGCCCCGAGAAGGTCTCAGCCCCAAACCTCTGAGGCTCGTCAGTCCGACGAGCCTGCTCACTCAGTCCCCGGAGGACACCATGGCCAACATCGAGGGCCAGCCCGACCACGCCGCCGCTCCCGTCAAGACCGTCGGCCTGTCGCCGAAGGCGATCGCGGGCACCACCGTCGCCGCACTGGTCGGCGTCGTGGTGACCATCCTCAACGCCGTACAGGAGAACCCCGACCTGCTCGGCGTGCTGCCCACCTGGGCCCAGTCGCTGATCCTACTGCTGGTGCCACCGGTGATCGTCTGGCTGGCCACCTACCAGGCCAGTCCCGGTACCGTCGTCGAGAGGAACTGATCATGAACCTGGCCGCGATCGTGTTCGCCATCCTGGCCGTGCTGTGCTTCCTGCTCGCGCTGTTCGGTGCGGCGATCGGTGTGGACGCCGCCGTGCTCGGCCTGGTCTTCACGGCCGTCACGCTGCTCTGCATGAACCTGCCGGTGGCGTCCTGGGGACGACGCGCTCCCTGATCTTGCACAGCCTGTAGGCTGACGAGGTCGATCGGGACTGTCCTCTCGTTGACACAGAAGAGCCCCCCGTCTTCGGACGGGGGGCTCTTTCCGTGCGTCTGAGGTCAGGAGCTATCGCGCCGGGCGGCTGATATCCAGGGCGGCCTGTGCGCCGGCCCGGAGCGTGCACCCGCGCGAGTGACACAGCGGGCAGTGCCCGGTCGCGTCCGGGGCGTGCGTGGCGACCAGCCGGCGCAGGTTGGGGATCGGCGTACAGCTCTGGAAGGTGCGAACGAGCATGAGCATGTCGGCGTGATTCACGGAGTCCTCTCGTTCGTTGTTGGTGCGCAACGGTTCGCTCAGGACAACAGACCTGTTAGCGTCCCGCACCCGGCTGCTTGCCGTCGAGCGCCCAACGGAGCGCACCGGTGGCCGCGTCCACAAGATCGTCATTCACCTTCGGTGACGGGAACATCACCATCTCCCGCTCCAGCTCGGTGTGCTCGATCGCGTGGAACACCCGGCCGGTCTCGTACCACTGCAACGCCTGCTCGCACCGGTCGCGCTTGCTGTCGCTGGACCAGTCGGTCTCCAGCCGGACGTGCCGGGGCAGTGGGTCGTGGCGCGGACTGAGCATCTCCCGCCAGCGCTCGCCGCCCTGGTTGCGCTCCACGATGATCGTGCGCAGCGTCGGCTTACGCTCCAGCATCCGATGGATCCGCTGCCGCAGCGTCTCGGCCGTGATCCGGAACGCCTGGGCGTACTCGATGACCGCGTGCCGTCGGGCCGGGTCCCGCCCGACCACCACGATCGCCGTGCCGTCCGCGCCGGACTTGTCCGACATCGACGGGTCGATGTACATCGCGTGCTCCCAGACCCCGCCGAAGCTGGCCGAGGTGCGCCGCTGGAACAGCTCCGGGCGCCAGAACGAACCGGCCTCGGTCCCGAACGGGCTCGGGTCCAACAGGTAGTTGAGCTGGAACTCGCGCGGCGTCTGCCCGTCGTGGGTCAGGCGCAACTCCTTACCGAAGTGCGTCTCGGTCAGCGGCCAGCGCTCCGGCCAGATCGAGCGCTCCGCGCCGGTGTCCGGGTCCACCTGCACGCCCGGGAACACTCGGGCGGTGATCCCGGCGTTCTCCACCCACTCCATCCGCTCCCGGCTGCGGGCGTGCTGGGCCAGGTCGTGGATGACCGAGCCGTAGGACGTGGTGGTGCCCAGGATGATGGCCGCGGAGTTGTCCGACCCCATCGGCAGCGCCGCCCGGGTGATGGTCGCGATCCGGCTGCGCTTCTCGACCTCGCTCATGGTGTCCTCGAGCGGCTCGATGTCGTCGAACACCAGCAGGTCCGGCCGGTCCGCCCCGGACTTGCGACCGAGCGTGTTCTCGCCCAGCCCGGACGCGGCGATGGTGCCGCCGTTCGCCACCACGGTCGCCTTGGTGTTCGACCCGCCCCGCCCACGGCGCGGGGTCAGTTCCGGGTAGTCCTGGCGCAGGAGCTTGTTGTCGTCGAGCTCCATCCGCAGGTTCGCGAGCTGGCCCTGGGCCATCACGGACGTGTCGCTGAAGGCCATGAAGTAATGCCGGTGCCCGTGGGCCAGAGCCCACAGCGGCAGGATCAGGAACGCCCACGAGGTCTTGCCGATCCCCCGCGGCGCGATCCAGGCCTCCCGCCAGCGCTTCGGCTGTTGCCACTGCTTCGCGGCCCGACACAGCCCGAGGTGCAGTTCGTTGAACGTCATCACCGGCGGGGTCGAACCCTGGAGTACGAGGTGGTGCGGGAAGTAGACGAGCGCGAACCGCAGCGGTGACTCCCTGGTCCAGTCCCGGCGGAACTTGGCCGAGGTCGCGATCGAGGGCGTGCGCAGCGGCGCGGTCTCGTTCTCGAACCAGCGGAACCACGGACCGGCCGGCGGCCGAACGACCGGCTTGGCCGGCGGCGGGACCAGGGACAGGGTCATCGCCGTGGCTCCAGGAAGTCCAGCGTCCAGGACAGCGCCCGCTTGAGCGCGACCCGCACCGTCCGCCACGCCTCCGACGGGCGGTCCTCGGGCATCGGCACGTCGCGCCGCGCCAGGGCCGCGCCGATGAACGGAGCGACCAGCACCCCGATCCCGGCCGCGGTCATGACCACGAACGCGATCCAGCCCCACCACGGCAGACTCATCGCCAACCGCCCTTCGGTGTCCAGATCCAGGTGCGCCAGCACGTCGGGCAGGTCCACTTGAGCATGTCCGCGTGCGGATGGGTGAACCCGCCCGCGGGCGGGGTGCATGCGTGCTTGCCCATCACTGCACCGGCCCGGGCATCGGGTGGCGCCACGGCCAGTGCGGGCCCGGCCGGAAGCCCCGGCCCCGGCACGGCGGGCACGGCTTGCGGACCCGGCCACCGGGCAGCGCCTGCGCGCCCTCGTCGTAGGTGGCGAGCTGTGCCTCGTCCCCGGTCAGCTCGACGAGTCCGGTCGCGCCGCACTCCTCGCACGGCTCGGTCGGGGCCAGCTCGCAGTGCAGCGATCCGGTGGACTCGCCCATCCACTGGTCACCGACCAGGGACACCGACTCGTGGTTGGAGTAGCGGCACTTGCCGCGCACGCCGAACAGCGAGCCGGTGCGCCAGATGCCGGCCAGGGTGCGGCCCATGTCAGCTGCGCCCCATCTGCCGGTCACCACGGGCGGCGGCCTGGGTCAGGCCGTAGGTCAGGGTCCAGCTGGCCCAGAGCAGGAGCGAGGTGCCGGCCCCGCCGAGCAGCCAGAGCCAGTTCCCGCCACTGGCCCAGAGGCCGGACAGGCCGCCGGCGAGCAGCATCGGGACCAGGGATGGGCCGGTCTTCACCGGCAGGGCCTGCGTCCTGTCGGTCGGGTACGTTCCCGGCGGGTAGTGGCGGTACTCGCCGACCCAGTCTCCGCGGCCTCGGGGGGCCGGGTTGATGTCATCCGTCGAGTCCATCGGTCTTCTCCATGTCCTTGGTCTTCTCTGCGTGCTTGTCCACGGCCTTGCGCAGCTCGTGCAGCACGGCCATGTTCGGGCCGATCGGGTCGCCGTTCGCGTCCTCGACCTGGAGCCGGGTCGGCATCGACGCGCCGGTCACCTTCACCCAGAGCGTCTCCAGGGACACGTAGCGGGCCATCGCCTTGTCCAGGGCGCTGTGCCCCTTCTCGAAGTCCAGCTCGCCGGTGGACGCGCCCACGGCCAGCTCGGTGATGGTCGCCAGCTGGCGCTCCAGGGCCGCATCCAACCGGCCGATGGACGTGGCCCGGCTCTGGGCCGGGCCGACGAAGTCCAGGAACCGGGCCCGGTCCTGCGCCTCGCTGATGAGCTCGGCCACCGTGGTGTGGCTGACCGGGTCGCCACGGTCGGTGAACATCTTCGCGATCGTGCGCAGGGACCGGCCCTGGTCCTTCAGGTTCCAGGCCTCGTCACCGAGCTTCGCCCGGCTCTCCGCGTCCGCGCTGAAGCGGCCGCGAGGCGGTCCGTCTTCGCTGACAGTCACGGATCAAGGTCCCTTCTTACGGTAAGTTGACATTGCGTTCATGATCGTTGCGCTCTGTGATCAGCGCAGGTAGAGCGCGGCGTGAATGGCGATCCCGTCCACGAACCAGCGCATCCGACCCCGTCGGTGGTGCCGGCCGCGGTAGACCAGCGCCCGCCAGCCGGTCAGCAGCGGCCGCAGCTCGCGGCGAACCTCGTCGCTCACAGCCTCGGCCCCCGATCCAGGTCGTCCAGCGCCCGGCCGAGCTCCGGCCACAGCCGACGGACCTGTACCCGGCGCTCGGCGGTGAAGGTGCCGTGCACCCGCCACTCACCCAGCACCCGGGCCGAGCAGGACAGCAGTTCGTTCAGGTCGCGCTCGCCCAGGTCGGCGATCGCGATCCGGGTCCGCAGCTCGCCCGCGCTCATCGCCCCGCGAAGGGGCTCGTAGCCGCTCACTGCGGGGGCTCCGTCGGGTCGCCGCTCATGTCCCAGTCCTGATCCCGGGCGCGCCCGTGTGTCTGCTGGTAACCGGCCTGGCTGCGAGCGGCCTTCGCGGCGTCCTCGTGTTGGACGTAGAACTTCACGGCCGGAACGCCGAACGCGATCGCGCCGAGCAGGAACCCGATCCAGGGCCCACTTGCGGTCAGCGAGGTGACCAGGGAGACGGTGCAGAAGAAGAACCCGACGTAGACCAGCCAACGCACCACCTGGCCTTCGGTGATCTCGATCGTGCGCTTGTCGTTGCCGTTGCTCATCGCGCTCAGCCCGCCGGGTGCGGCTGGCCGTCGAGCCCGCGGTACTGCGCGGGCAGCACCTCGTCGGCCTTGATGTCGTGCAGCTCCAGGAGCTCCCGGGCGTGGCGGCGCATCGAGCGCTGCACGCTCGCGCCGATCGCGGTGCCGGCGTCCTGCGCGTTGGCGGCGTCCCAGATCGCGGACGCCAGCGTCTCGGCGGCGACGTCGCTCTTGGCGATGGTCAGATCCTGCGGTCGAATGGCCATGTCGATGTCCTCTCGTGGTGTGCGCTACGCCGGGTCAGGCGTAGCAGGGCGGGATCTTGCAGTGGCGATCCGCGTAGCAGTGCGCGCAGACGCACCAGCACTTGATGAGTGCACTCGTACCCGGGTCCGCCCCGGGCGCAGTCCGTGGACGCGCCGTCGGTAGATCCGTTCGCAGATCACCAGCGGCACCACCGAGCACGCGGTCAGGAAGACCAGGACCGCCAGCGCGGTCACTTGTTCGGTCGGGGGTAGCGCGGGCAGCTCGGCCAATGGCCGGAGACCGCGTCACAGTCGGGGCAGTTCGCCACGTCATCTCTCCTCGGCTCGAAAGTGGTCGTCGTTCGCGGTGTCGGCGTCCATGTCGACGTGCAGCCGGGCCAGGCCCTCGTGCTTCTCGGGCTTGCGGTTCTCCTGGACGGCGTCCCGGATCGCCTCCTCCAGTTCGCGCCGGGCCAGGTGCGGGGCCTGCAACAGTCGCACGATCTCGGCCGACAGCGCGCCGATCAGACCGATCGCGCCCGCGAACAATCCCCACACCGGGTTCTCGCCCTGGCTCGAGTAGACCGTGGCGAACAGCACCGACGGCACGATGACCGAGGCCGCGAGCGGGAGGATCCAGCGCCGGAGCATCAGGACTCCAGCGTCTTGCGTCGCCAGTGCCGGGTGGCCGGGCCGCGCACGATCTCGTGCACCGAGCTGCGGTCCAGCCCGACCGCGGCGCAGATCGTGGACACGGACACGTGGTGCGTGTTGCGCAGCGTGTACATGGCCTTGTTGCGTTCCTGGCGCTTGGCCTCGGCCGCGACCTCGAGCTCTACGGCCTCGGTGGCGAGCCGCCCCGCCGCAGCGAGCCCCGCCGCGACCTCGTCGGTGTCTTCCATGGTGGTCATCGTAGCCTATTCCCTACAGTCGACAAAGGGTGGTCGGACCGGCGGGTCGTCCAGTCGATGCCGACCGTCCACATCCCGAGGTAGCCCCGGCGCCAGCCCTGGTCGACGGCCGAGGCCCGGTCCGGGGCATCGAACTTGGACCGGATCTTGCGCACCTCCCAGCGGATCGCGTCCTCGGTGGTGCGCAGCCGGACGGCCATCTGTGAGTCGGTCTGCCCCTTGGCCGCCAGTGACAGGATCTCGACCTGGCGCACGGTCAGGGCCTCGCCCAGGGGCGCCGGCCGTCTCGGGGTGCTCACGGCGTCTCCCCGAGCAGGGCCCGCCCGATGGCCTCGACCTCGTCCGAGGGCAGGCATCGAAGCTCGACACCGACTTGCGCCAACCGGGTCCCGACGTACAGGTCGACGGCCACGTCCGCGGCCTTGCGGAACCGGTCCGGCCAGTCGATCGGGGCGGGGTCGCTGCTCTTTCGGCCGCAACCCTGCTCCAGGCAGTAGGCGACATCCGCGCCCCACTCGACTCGGCCGCGCCGGTGCTGGCTGCATGTCCAGAAGCGGACGCGGGCACTGGCCAGCGCCTCAGGCAGCTCCTCGCTCATCGGTCCTGCCCTCCGGCCTCGACGGGAACGAGCCGCCACGACGCGACGAACGTCCCGGCAGTGCCCGGCTTCCGGCCCGGGTCCTCGTCGGCCTGGAACGTGACCGTGATCAGGTCGCCGGTGACCTGCCAGCCGAACCAGCCGTCGAGGGCGTCGTTGTAGTCGCTGGCCGCGTCCTCGCCGTGCTCGGAGAGGTTGCGCAGCATCTGCTCTGGGGTCATCGGTCCTGTCCTCCGTCCAACCCGAGCTGCGCCATCGCCGTCCGGACTGCCAGGTGCGATGCCTCCGCCCACGCAATGCCGGCACGCGTGCGGCCGTCGTGCGGGTTTGCGTCGCGCGTGATGCCGTACGTGTCGTACAGGCAGTCGGCGAGGTCCTGGCGCTGCTCGGGGGTGAGGTTCCCGAGCAGGACCCGGGTCCGGACGACATGCTGGTCTGCAAGCGTCTCGTCGCTCATCGGTCCTGCCCTCCGTCCTCGTCGAGCGTGTCTTCTGCGGCGTCCAGCTCCCGGCGGAGCGCGGCCACCTGCGCGCGCTGCTCGGCGCGGGCGTCGGCCTCCTCCTCGGCGGTCATGGTCCTGATCTCCCACTGCTTAGCCACGGTCCTGTCCTCCGTCCTCGTCGTCCTGGTCAGGCCCCGGGCACATGTGATTGGCGCGGGAGTCGGTCATGCACTCGCACACCGGGCAGAGCACGTAGTCCTCATGGAGCCAGCTCATCGGTCCTGCCCCTCGTCCTGCCCCTCGCCCTGCCCGAGCAGTGCCCGCCGGACGTCGTCGGTCGTGAGCGTCGCCCCGCCAGGTGTGCCGTGCTCCATGTCGCGCACCTCCAGATCGTCGAGGAGGTTGGCCACGTCCAGGTCGTTCATCGGTCCTGTCCTCCGTCCTCGTCCTCGTGCGCGCGGGCCAGCGCAGCGAGCGTGTTCGCCAACGCCGGGTAGCCGCTCCTTCGAAGGCGTTCCGCCTGGTTCGGGTGGAGCTGGAACACCTGCACGACGGCCTCGGCCACCTCGTCCCGTGCGCGCAGCTCGGCCAGTTCGGCGGCCATCTCGTCCATGGCGTCGGCGGCCATCAAGTAGCCGTGCCGGACCCCGGCCAGGAACGAGTCGTGCGGGTTGCCATCCAGCTTCGCGGCAGACGCCCGAAAGTTGGCCGGGTACTTTGCCACGTCGGCCGGGGCGGACTGGTCGGCGGTCATCAGTCGCATTCCTCGTGTCGCAGGATGGCGGGGTCGTCAGTGACGAGCTGCTCGCCGCAGGTGTCGCAGTCCTTCACGTGCTCGTCGACCCACTGGCCAGGCCGCCGGGCGGTGTGCTCGCTCATCGGTCTCGCCCTCCGGTCGAGGCCGGCGGCTCGTTCACGTTCATGTTCATGTCTCTCGTCCTCTCGTCAGCAGTTCGGGCACGGGCACACGCCGCCCCGGGCAGTCCGGCCGCAGGCGTTGCCCTTGTTCCAGCCGCACATCTGACCGCACGCACGCGGAGCGTCCTGTGGCCGGGCGGAGATCTGGGCGGCGATCCGGCGGTTGCACGAGCAGCGTCCACGCCGGCCGCAGATCTGGCACTTGCTCATCTCGATGTCCTCTCGCCCTCGGTCAACGGCACCGGTCGGCCCGCTCCCGTTCCTCGTCCTCGGACAGCGAGCCGGAGTCCGGGTCCGCCTCCTCGACCGCGATCCGGTGCAGCCGGGCCCGCAGGGCGTCGATCTCGCGCAGCGGCGCGGCGTCGAAGAAGCCCTGCGCGGGGTCGATCTCGCGCATCAGGACTCCAAGTAGGCATCGGCCGCCGTGCGAGCGTCCTCGATCGTGGCCGCCTCGTCGGCGATCCACTCAAGAACACGGTGTGCGTCGGGCTTGCGTGCCATCTCGGTCACGATCTCGTCGAGCGTCATATCCTCGTCCTCTCGCTCTGTTAAGTCCAGTGTAGGGCACGACCGACATCAGGTCAAGAGAGAGGCCCCGCCCGGTTCGGGCGGGGCCGGCCGATCAGCGGCGCGAGGCCTCGGACCTCCAGAAGCGGACTGAGTCCCGGTCCTTCTCGGCGGCCCGCGCCGTGGCCGTAGCGACGTCCTGGAGCATCCCGGACGGGATCGCGGTCAGGTCCATCGTGACGAACAGGTGAGCCCGGATCTCGAACAGGTCGGCCAGCGCGGACGCGCGCAACCGGCGGGCACCGGGCTTGAGACCCCGGCCGTAGTCGTTGGCCTCGATCACCTGGGAGATCCGGGCACTGACGCCCGGGATCGTGTCCAGGTCGGCGAGCGTCTCGACCATCTCGTTCATGCCCTCGTCCTCTCGTTGCTGTCCCCTGTAGGTTACACCCGACAATGGGGCTACGCAAGAGGGACCCCGGACTGCACCCGGGGTCCCTCGTCACGAGCACGCACACGCTGGCCGGGATGACCTCGTCGTGCAGGTCCAGGCCGAGATACTCGATCACCACATGCTGCACGTCGTCGGGCTGCAGCATGCCGAGATCGAGCTCGAGATCCTGGGCGGTCATGTCCTCAGCCATCAGAGGTCCCCTCGCGCTGCGACCTCGTTCAGGGTCTCGGACATCTCCGCGACGGCTTCCTGAAGTCGGTCGAGCTCAGCTACGACCGTGTCCAAGGCATGTTGCGCGTCAGCGGGAACCGTCCCCGCCAGGATCGCTACCGCCGCCTGTACCTCGTCGAGCTCCTCAGCCACGGTGCACCTCCGTGTCCGCCGCCCACTCGGCACGGTACGAGTCTGGCTGCTCGGGGTCGTGTCGATGCCGCCGTTCCTCGGTCACGTCGTGTACCTCGACCGCTCGAGCGAGACCACGAGCGCGGCCAGGACCACGACCGTGACCGTGGCGCCGGTCAACTGCCAGGCCGCGATGCCGCCGAGCCAGGCCAGCCAGGCGCCGAGCGCCTGCTCGGCGGTCCGGTCGGCAGGGTTCACCCAGCCGAACGGCCGGGTGGTCTCGCTGATCGCCAGCGGGACGGCCGGTGGGGCGGCGACCACAGCGGGCACCGGCTCGACGGCCGGGGCCTCGTCTGCGTCGTCGCCCCCGCCGCCGAACGCGAGCACGAGCGCGACGCCGACCACGACGACCAGCTCCCTGACCCTCATCTCAGACCTTGCCCCATCCGTCGCTCGGGTTGCCGCCGTGGAGGTCGTCGATCATCTTGTCGTCGGCGAGGATGTCCTCGATCGAGTCCGGGTCCTTGCTCATGTGCGCGTCCTCTCGTTGTCGGTCGTGCGGGAGTTGGTCGCGGCCAGGTGCGGGGTCGGTCGGCACTCGCACCCGGCCGAGGTCTTCGTTACCGCCGTTGCCATCCGTGCTTGTCCCCTGTAGGCTACACACGACACGACAGGGTGTCAACGAGAGGACTGAGACCATGGACGAGACCTACGACTGGGAGCCGGCAATGGCCGAACTGCGCACACGGATCCTGCGGTACGAGGCGATGGAGGGCCGCGCCCGACAGCTGGCCGTCACGCCCACCCTGGGCGGCGCGGCGATGACGCAGGCGGCGGCCGGCCGGTACGTGCTCGGTCTGTCCGCGATGCCGGTGCAGGTGACGTCGTGATCCGGACGGTCGCGAGCATCGTCGCGCAGCTGCGCGACGGCTACGGAAGTGCCGACGGTCGCACGGCCGCCGACCTGATCGAGCGGCTGGCCGACGAGCGCGACCAGGCCCTGATCCGCGCCGAGGCGGCCGAGGCCGAGCTCGAGGCCTACCGCAGGGCCGAACGGAAGGTGTCGTGAACCCCTGCGGCGCGGCACTGGACCGCTGCCAGTGCGTCGGCCCCGTGCCCCGCACGGCGGCCGAGGTCACGGCGGCGCACCGGGCGTCCGTCGCCCGAGCGCGGCGGTCCGGGTTCGCCGCCCAGCCGATCCCCGGGTGGGCGGTCGCGGTTCTACTGCCCGATGCCTGGACCGAGGAGAAGGTGGCATAGCCCGCACATGACGAAGGGCCCCGTACCGGATCGGTACGGGGCCCTCTTCGTGCGCGTTGCCAGCCGGGCTCAGACTACCGTGTCGTACTTCCCGGCCTTCACCTCGTCCAGGAACACCGACCACTCGTCCGCCTCGATCCAGGCGATCTCGTCCGGGCGCCGGGTGCTCCACACCTTCACCTGGCGGTCCTGCGGCCAGACCGCGACACAGTAGCCTCCGCTGCACTCGTTCATGATCCTGTCCTCTCGTCGTCCATCCCGATCAGCACGCGTTGTGCGGGCGGGTCCTGCAGGTAGGCGATCGCCCGGCGCAGCGCGTCGACGCCGTACCGGCCGATCACCACGTGGTTACACGTTGAGCAGAGCAGCCCGCGCACCGACTCCGCGCCGGTCAGCCGGTGGTCGTGGTCGACGGCCAGGCGGCGGGTCTCGCCGGTGGCGCGCCGGCAGATGTAGCACCGGCCGCCCTGGGCGGCGTACATCGCCGCGTAGAAGCCGGGCGAGACGCCGTAGGTGCTCACGACGTAGGTGTCGTGCCGGGCTGCCCGGGCGAGCTTGCGAGCCGCGCGCTTGTGGGTGGCACACCGGGGCTTGCGCGGGGCGCCGTCGGTCGGGCGCGGCTTGGCCGGGCGCTCATCGGCCGGCAGCGCGGCGCAGTCGACGCAGGTCTTCACGCGATCCCCTCCTCGTCGATGAGCGCGACCAGGCCGCGCCCGTGCTCGGTCAGCCACCACCGGCGGTGCCAGAGGTGGTCGTCGCCGGTGGCCGTGACCAGCTCCAGCGCGACCAGCCGGGCCAGGGTCTGGCGCTGCACCCGGTTGGTCTTGCGCCCGATCTCTCGGCCGATCTCGACGGCAGTGGCGCCGGGCACGGCGGCGAGCAGCCGCAGCGTGGTCAGGCAGTTCGGGCTGTAGTGCGCGCCGATCGGCTGGTCGGCCTGGGCCAGCGCGTCGTACCCGCGCCAGACCTGCGGCGGGCGGGTCACGGTGGTCATGCTGCTGTCCTCTCGATTTCGGCTCGGCGGTCCCTGGCCGCCGAGGTGTGCCCTTCGGTCCAGGTCTCCTTGTGCTCGCGCCAGAGCGCGAGCAGCGCCTCGTACGTGTCCGCCTCTGTGATCAAGGTGAGCACGAGGTCAACTCGTTGTGTCGCCTGTAGGCCACATGTTACATTGTCCTCATGGCCGAGACGATCCGCTTCCGCACCCACGCCGAGCTCAAGGCCACTGGCCTGCCCGACTGCAGGTGCGGGCACCCCGCTTCGATTCACGGACTGCTCGCCCAGCATGTCGGCGGGTCCGGCTGCTTCCGTACCTCGTGGAAGGACGGCAGATTGGATCGCATGCGCGTCTTCGCCGGTGCGTGCCCGTGCGACACGTACCGGCCGACCGGCAGGGCGTGACGCGCGCTCGCGCTGCTTCGGGTCGTTCACCCGCCACTGCGCCAGGCGGCAGTAGTCGGCGGACAGGTCCACGCTGACTCCGTGCCGGCCGAGCATCGTGGCAACCAGGGCAGTGGTGCCTGTGCCCCCAAATGGATCGAGAACCGTGCCGCCGCTCGGGGACCAGCCCAGGATCAGCCTGCGCGGCCACTCCATCGGGAACGCCGCGAAGTGGTCGATGCCCAGCTCGGCGGGCACGCGCAGGGGCTGAGTGGCGATCTCCCACACGCTGCCGGGCAACTTCCCGAGCGAGTCGGGCTGCCGAACGTATTCCTCGCGGATCGAGTCGACCGCCGCGAAATACTTGGGCGACTTCGTCAGGTGTACCCAGTCCTCGTGCGAGCGGCGCACCCGATCCGTCACGCTTTCCGGCATGCCGTTCGGCTTCTGCCAGATCACGACGGCGCGGGCGATCAGGCCGAGTTCGTCGACGCACGCGATCCGGTACCGCTCGGGCAGCAGTAGGAGGGACTTGGGCGGCACCCCGTACTGCGGATCACGGCGCGCAGCCTGCGAGGTGGCGTAGGTGGCCGCCTGCGCGCGGTCTGCGCGCTGGCCGGTCTTGCCCTGCGGCCCGAACTGTCCGGGGCGCTGGCTGTACTTGTCGCCGAGGTTCAGGAAGATGCTGCCGCTCGGCTTGAGTACGCGCACCATCTCGCGGGTGCAGCCGACCAGCGCGGCGATGAACTCGGCGGGGGTGGGCTCGGCCCCGATCTGCCCGTCGTAGTGCTCACCGCCGTCGGTGTACGACCTGAGGCCGAAGTACGGCGGGCTAGTGACGATGAGGTCGACGGATTCGTCGGGGAGCGGGAGCCTGCGGGCGTCGCCACGCAGGACCACCGGCATCGGTCCCTGAAAGGACATCGCCCCCGTACCTCCTTTCCTGACAGTCACTCGGGGAGCGTCCTTGCTCATCGTGCGTCCTCTCGTGGTGGTAGTTCGAGCACGGCACGCCGGCCGAGAATGTGCGCACGGGCGGCCGGGCCGGCGGCCAGCGGCCAGAGCTCGCGCAGCTCGCCGACGAATCGGGCGGTCGCGATCGCGCGCAGCACCGGGTCTTCGGTGCGGGCGATGTCCCGTTTGAGCCGCGTGGTCGTGCGCTCGATCAGGTCGCGGAGCGCGGACTGAGAGAAGACCTCGCGCCGGGCCTCGTCGTAGTAGAGGCTCTCGGCCTCGTCCCGGTACCACGTCCGCCCGTCCGGGCCCAGGATCGTGGCCGGGCCCGGGGGCCGGGGCTTCGGGGGCGCGTCCTCGATCGGGGCCAGGCCGCGGACGGGTCGGCGGGTCATGCGGCACGCTCCGGCAGGGCCGCCAGGTGCGTGCGCACCTGGCGGCCGATGTGCTCCGTGTACAGGGGAGGTATCGCCTCGACGAGCTCGGCGTTCGTCATCCAGTCGATGCCCATGGCCGCACAGCGCAGGGGGAACTCGCCGGTGTAGTTGCAGTTGCCGTGCACGCCGACTACGGACGCGAGCCCGCCGCGCTTGACGATGCGCGAGTCGAGCGACCGGAACCGCGGCGTCTGCCAGTCGTGGTCACAGGCCGGTGCGACGAGCTCGACGTTGGACTCGAACAGCCGGTGCCGGCGCACGTCCAGCCCGAACGACGAGCCGCAGTAGCGCACCGGGTCGACGAGGTGGGGCCGAGCGAACTCGACATTCTCGATCACGTACGGCAGCCCGGTCGCGATCAGGTGTTCCCGCGTCGGGGCGATGAGGTCGGGGTAGGTCGCGCCGTGGTGCTTGCGAGCCTTGCCCGATGCGGTCGTGTACGCCTGGCACGGTGGCGACGCCGCGATGACGTCGAACTCGTGGCCGTGCTTCCGGACGAACTCGAGCGCGTCGGCCTGGTGGAACTCGAACGGGTAGCGAGGCTGTGGCGCGATGTCGATGCCTACGACGTCGAACCCGGCCCGGCGGTAACCCGTGCTCGCGCCGCCTGCGCACGAGAAGAGGTCAAGCAGCCGGGGCCTCATGCCCGCCCCAACCGCGAACCGACCGGCGTGGCAAGCCGCGCCTCGACCTCGGCGGTGTGCGCCGGCGTCCATACCTTCGCGTGCTGCGACCAGAGCTTGAGCAGCCTGTCGCGCAGGTCCGGTCCGGCGGGCATGGCCGCGATCATCGACATCAGGCCGGCCGCGGACAGCGCGCCGTCCAGCGGGATCCGCGGCGGATCGAGCGGGATGACGAGCCCCTTCAGCTTGCGACGGTCTTGCACGATCTTCGCGAGCCTGGCCAGCTCCAGCCCCTGCACGAGGTCGACCGCGTGCAGATCGGCCGTCGACCCGCCGGACGGGACGTGCATGATCAGGCCGACGTCGCGCCGGGGCGCGATCCCGTCCGGCCAGGACAGGTACTCGCCCCGGGTGATCGCGACCTTGACCTTGAGCGGGAGCCGCTGCATGTCGTCGAGAGACATCTCGCGGTCGTAGCCCAGGCGCTCCAGCTCGACCCGGTCCACCCAGCCGCGGTACGGCGTGCCGTGGCTGTAGATCAGCTCTTGCACAGCGAACTTCAGGCCGAAGTACGTGCTCGTGCTGGAGGTCTTCAGGTCGTCGATGACGCGGTCCTCGGGCGAGATCGTCAGGTCCAGCTCCGGGACGACGAGCTCGACCTTCGGCGACAGGAGCCGATCGAACGTGCCCGCGGCGTCCAGCTCGGGACACACCACAAAGGTCTCGATCGCGTGCACCGTGAAGTGCTGGATCATGTTCGTATACGCGGCCATGGCCGGCCGTTCGTCGTCGTCCAGGTCCGGCAGTGGTTCGCCTCGGTCGAGCTTCTCGCTGATCGCGTGCAGCGCCGTGCCGACCTGTGCTGCCTCGTTCGAGTCCGCGTAGTCGAACGCGTCCCAGGCCACCCGGCCGAGCTCGCGCTTGTCGTCGAGCTCGGTGGTGGTCGTGATGGCCTGGGCGCGCATCCGGATGGCGCGAGAGTTGGCCACGCCCCATGCGACCTGGCGCATCCGCCACACGCCCAGGCCGGTCTGGTCCTCGAGCACGGACCCGAGCGAGGACGCGCGGGTCATCGGTCGGACGTCGCCGTCCGGGGCCTGGATGAGCGGTCGCTTGTACCCGTCGCGCAGGATCTCGCGTGGGACATCGGACGTCGGAGCCTTGGTCGGGTTCGGGGGCGAGGCCGGAGCCTTCACCAGCGCCATGGTCGTCTCCTCGTGTCAATGATCGTTGCGTGGACCCGCCAGGAATCGAACCTGGATCAGCCGGACTAGGGCGGCTCTTCCATTGAGCTACGGGCCCGAGAGCCCCGAGCACAGGGAGTGTGCTCGGGGCGATCTTGCTCAGAACGGAGCGACGTCCGAGTCGTTGGCCGCCGACATCGGGATGATCCCGGCCTCGATCAGATCGGGGCCCTTCCACGCGGCGTCGCCGTCCCCGTAGAAGCGCTCGATCAGCTCGTAGTCGTCGTCGTTCGGCGTCTGGGCCGCGACCCACTCGGTGGCGCCGGTCTTCTTCAGCTCCAGCCGGGCAGCCACCTCCTTGTCGCCGTTCGCCCAGGCGCGCCGGAGCGGGCCGGTCACACCGCGACCGATGCTGCGGTAGCCGCGCAGCACCTTGCCCTTGTCCGGGCCGGAGCAGACGACCATGTCCGCGGTCACCGGCTGGACCTTGCCGTTGGCCAGCTCGATCTCCTCGTGCAGCTCGACCGTCTTGAAGACGACCTTGGTCTCCTTCTTCGCGAGAGCGAGCAGGGCCCGCTTGATGTCATCGAAGTCGGTGTCGCCACCGGAAGCGGCTCGCGTCAAAGCCATCAGTTCTCTCCTCTGTTCGGGGTATTTCGTGGTACATGGAGGATCATAGCGGTACACATGGACACGCGCAAGCTCAGGGGGGTACATTGACACTCATGACCACACCTTCCTCTTGCTCGACGTCGCCGCCCGGGCCGTGGCTGACGCGGGCACAGGCCGCAGCACGGCTACAGGTCTCGCCCGCGACCATCGACCGCTACGCCCGCGAAGGACTGCTGCCTCGGCACCGAGCGCGCCCCGGCTGGCCGGCCCGCTACCACATGGACGAGGTCGACCAGGTCCAGAAGGGCAAGCCATGAACCCCTCGGCCGAGATCTTCGAGACCCTGGTTCAGCTCCCGGACCGGACCCCGGCCCAGCGCGCGGACGACGAGCGGTCGGCCGCGATCCTGCGGGACGCGGACGCGCTCCGTGGCGACGAGGAAGTGTTCACGTCCGAGGACGTGGACCTGGCCATCGCCGCCGAGCTGCGCACGCCCGCCGAGGAGTTCGCCCCGAGCGCGAAGCGGCCGCGGGCGATCCTGCTCGAGCGGGCCGAGGAACTGGAGGCGTCGTGAACGACACGACGAGCGGGCCGGCGCACGAGATCATCCACGTCGAGAGCCGTGGCGACCGGGTGCTCCTGAGCCTCGGTCCGGACCGGGGTACCGAGCTCGACATGCCGTGGCAGACCGCGCTCTGGTTCGCGCGCGAGCTGGAGAAGGCGGGGCGAGCGGCGTGGGAGGTCGCGTGCGCGGACATCGACGAGGTGATCCCGTGACCCTCCCCCGCGGCGTGACCATGCTGCTGAACAAGGCCGGCGACGGCTGGACGCACCGCGTGCGCCGTGCCGCCGGCACGGTCGAGGCCCAGACCTACGGCGACCCGCGCGGCGACGGCACTCGGCCGAAACTCACGGTCGAGGTCCCGGCCGAGTCCATCGGCCTGCGCTTCGACCACCCCGACGGCCGGGCGGCCGTGGCGATCTGGGCCAGGCGCGAGGACGCGACCTCGTTCGCGTTCGCCGGGGCGCAGCGTGGCCGGCACGCGGACGAGAACGTGCCGGTGACCTTGAACGCGACCGAGCTCGGGGTGTACCTGAGCGGGACGGAGGAGGAGTCGTGACGACCTGTCCGAGGTGCGGGGCGAAGCGCGACGAGCCGTGCACGTACACCGCTCCTCGCAGCCCGTACTACGCGGAGGAGCAGCTGCGAACCTGGCCGTCGATGCACGCTCAGTTCGAGCGCGTCGGCTCGCCGACCAAGCGCTGGCACGAGGAGCGTCTGCGGGTGGCCGGGCAGCAGGTCAAGCGACGCTCGGCCGCGGAGCGTCGGGAGCGAGAACTCGCCATGGCGGAACGTGCTCGTCGACGGCACCCGGCGTTCGCGATCCGGCACGCCGAGGCGGCCTGGGATCGGCAGGAACGGCAACAGCTCGTGACGTGGCTTGCGCGCTACGCCGACGTGCTGACCGGATGACCACGTACGCGGCCGCGATCGCGGCCCGGCTGCAGGGACGAGAGGACGAGGACATGAGCAAGGACGAGGACATCGAACGCGCAAGGGCGCTGTTCGATCGGCTCCGCGACGACTACGTGAACGTACTCCTGAGCCAGGACGCGGACGTCGGCCGGGTGGCCGAGCTGGAACGGGCACGTGAGGCCGACCTGGCCGCGGTGACCGAACTACAGCGCAAGCTCATGGACGCCGAGCGCGAACTGGCCGCGGTGAAGGAGACGCTCTGGCAGGTCACCGCGCACCGGAACGCGGCGGCCAACCGGGGCGAGGAGCTGGAGCAGCTCCTCGCCGTCGCCTACGTCGCCCGCGAGGTCCCGTGGACGGACGTGGCCGCGGGGATGATGACGATCGCCCGGGACGGCACGCCGTGGATGGTCGAGACCTGGGTCGAGGGCGACTACCTCAAGCTGCGCAACGGCACGGGCACGTTCTCGAAGTACCCGAAGTCTGGCGAGACCGTGCGCGTGCTCGTGCCGTACGTGACCGACGAGCAGGCCGAGGGCCTGGTCGCGTCCGAGCTCGGCGGACGAGAGGTGGGGTCGTGAACGTGGATCACGTGCGAGTGCCGTCCAACTGCATCGGGTGCGTCACGGCCGCGGACGTCGACATGGTCGAGCACGGTGCGTACGTCGTGCACGTGCACCCCGCGTGCCCGGTACACAGCGAGCTCGTGCAGCTTCGGGCCGAGGTACGGCGCCTGCGGTCGGGTGCCACCGGGCAGTGCAAGGTCACCGAGGAGTGGACACACCTGCCCGGCACCAACGTGGAGATCCGACTCCGCCCGCCGATGCGATCCGGCTACGTCGGGTACCGGACGGAGGTGGGGTCGTGAACACCGACGAGGCGCTGGAGCGTGCCGACGAGATCGATGGCATGTTCGCCGTGCCGACGGTCTCAGGCGCGCTCGCGGCCGAGGTGCGGCGGCTGCGGGCGGTCACGCGCGAACAACTGCCTCGGGTCGAACAGGTCTCCGAGCAGATCAACGCCGAGCACGAGTTCCTGTCCGAGATCTTGGACGACGCCGTGCACGCCTGGCGGACTGCGCTCGGCGGGACGGAGGTCGGGTCGTGAACGTGGACGAGGCGCTGGAGATGGCTGAGACCTGGACCGCACTGCCGGACGCGAACGGGGCCGCGCACACGCTCGCGGCCGAGGTGCGGCGGCTGCACACCTGGGACGGGCTGATGTCCTTGCTCGACGAGCACTACCCGTCCGACGTCATGACGGGCGAGTCAGGGGATCCCGGTCCGCGGATCCTGCGCCTGACGCGAGAGGTGCACCTGCTCAAGCTCGTGGTGGACCAACTCCGCGCCATGCGCGATCGAGCCGAACGGGTTCGTGACATGGCGGACGCGCACCCGGGCTACGGCAAAGGACGCGGGCAGGCCGCGCGGGAGATCCTCGGCGAGTCCACAACCGACGGGGGCGCGTAGACGTCCCGGGTACCGTACGAGCACCTGGCCGGACGCTCCCCCCGTCCCCGGCCGAGTGCCTGACAAACGAAAGCGGCGGACCCGTGTGATGGGTCCGCCGCTCCACAGCCTCTTGCGAAAGGCAGTTCATGTTCCCACATCCGGACCCCACCGCGAAGGGTGATCCCGCTCAACCCGTCCTCGACCTGGCCGCGGTGCACGAGGAACTGAGCCGCTACCACGACGCACCCGGCCTGGTCTGCGTCTGGTCGGTCCCGTCCAAGCGCTCGTACACGTTCGCGACCGACAACGCCTCGTTGGTCGCGGCCGCGCAGCGGATCCGCGACTTGGACGTACAGGGCGAGCACTCGATCTACGTGCAGGGCACCACGCTGGCGCGCGACGTGCCGGCCGGCCGGCGGGGCAGCAACGACAACGTGGCCGCGTACATGGGCGTCCAGTTCGACGTCGACTACGGCAAGGTGCTCACGCCCGAGGAATCGGCCAAGGACCCCCGGCCGTACGCGCCGGACCTGGAGACCGTGCTGCGGCTGCTCGACAAGGCCGACCTGCCGCGCCCGACCGTCACCATCGGGTCGGGCCACGGCGTCTACCCGCGGTGGGACTTCGCCGAGCCCTCGGCGGACATGGACGGTGCACGTCGGCTTGCGCTGGACATGGCCGCCGAGATCCGCCGCGTGTTCGACGAGGCGGGATACCGACTGGACCGCCACCTGGGCAAGGACCCGGCCCGGGTCTGGCGGGTACCGGGCACGGTCAACCGCAAGGCCGAGTACGACCAGGCCGTGCCGTGCCGGGTGCTGCGCAACGGCGGGCCGCATCACCGGCTGGCCGAGCTGCGCGCGGCCGTGCACGGAATCGACCAGTCCGAGGGATCGGCGCCGGCGAGCGGGTCGCGGCTCGTGCGGGCCGATGGCGGCCACTCGTTCTCCGACGAACAGGCCCGGTCCTACGTGGCGCGCGAGGCCTGGGATCGGCTCCGCGACGCCCGGCACCACGTGGACGTCAACGACTCGCTCAATGAGGCGTCGGTCGTGGTCGGCCACTTCGTGCGGGACTGGTACGAGGGCGACGCCGCGTCGGCCGCGCTGCGCGTCGCGCAGAAGTACCGCGAGCTGGTGTGTCGGCGCTATGGCTGGCCGGACCTGGACGAGACGGACGTGGCGACGATCCGGTCCGGGCTCACGCACGGCGCACAGGAGCCCTACACGCGCCGGAAGGAAATGCCCGCGGACGAGGTTTTCGGCGCTCCTGGAGCACCTGAGGGCTCATCCTGGGCAGCTGTGGACCTGGGGCCGTACCTGCGTGGCGAGGTCGAGCGGCCTCGGCCATCGGTCGGGGCCACGCGCGAGGACGGGCTGTGCTTCCTGTACCCGGGCCGCGAACACGCGTGCATCGGCGAGATGGAGTCGGGCAAGAGCTGGTTCGCCATCGCGTGCGCGGCGGCCGAGCTGCGCAAGGGCAACCGCGTGGAGTACATCCACTTCGAGGAGGCGGACCCCCAGGGGACCGTGGATCGCCTGGTCGGGATCGGCGTGTCGGTCGAGCGGATTCAGGCGGGGTTCACCTTCCGCGGGCCGGAGACCCCGATCACGGCCGACATCGTGGACGAGATCAGGCGCGTCCCGCCGTCGCTGGTCATCCTGGACGGGCAGAACGAGGCCATGGCGCTGCACGGCCAGGAGATCCGCGAGGAGAAGGGGCCGGCCGAGTACCGGCGCAAGCTCGTGAAGCCGTTCACGGCGATGGGCGCGGCGGTGCTCTCGCTCGACCACGTGGTCAAGGACAAGGACCAGAGCCGCAACGGCTACGCCCTGGGCTCGATCATGAAGGGGAACGGGCTGTCCGGCTCGCTCATCCTGCTCGAGGGCAAGGACCCGTTCGGGCAGGGCCGCAAGGGCGCCTCGCACGTGTTCGTGACCAAGGACCGGCCGGGCTCGCTGCGCACCGGCGGGCGGGCGACGGGTGTGGCGCGCAAGTTCTACATGGGCACGTTGGTCGTGGACGGCACCGGCGGCGAAGTGGCGCTGCGGCTGACCGTGCCGCCCGACGAGCTCGATCCCGATGACGACTTCGGGGCCGCCGCGCTGCGGCGGCAGGACGAGGCCGTGTTCGCGGCCCTCCAACGGTTGGAGGCCGCGGACGAGCCGGCGACCCAGCAACAGGTGTACACGGCGGCGCGCGAGTCGTACCCGCTCCGGAAGGAGGCGGCGGCCTCTTCACTGCTCCGACTCAACGAGGCGGGCCGGGTCAAGGTCCGTCTCGGAGCCCGTGGATCGAAGATCTACACGACCTGTTCCCGGGAAGATCAATGATCTATCCCCTCCGCGACCTGTTCCTGTTCCCCTGTCCCCTACAGCGGGGGACACGGGAACAGGTCACTGACCTGTTCCGGGAACAGGTGGGAACAGGTGGGAACAGGTCAGGTGAGGGCGCCCTAAAAGTGCCCTTGACCTGCGAAAACGTCGAAACGATCAGCTGAAGATCAAACACAAGATCGACCGAAAACGCCCTGACCTGCAGGGATCAGGTCGGGAACAGGTCGTCAATGGCTGAAAAGAGGGACCTGTGAGCTGTGCCCTGGGCGACCGCCGGAGCGCCGATGTCGGGCTGGTCTGCTACCACCACCACGACCGGCTGGCCGACCTGCTGGACCCACGCAACACCGGCAGCGTGTTCGACATCGACCGCCCCGAGGACCAACGGGTGGTCGCGTCCATCCCGGTGCTGTATCGCCGGCTGAGCGCCCGGCGTGGCGGCGCCGGACTCGCCGCGTTCGGCCCGCCCGCGTTCGACTCCCGCTCGCCGGCCGACGACACCGTGCTGGTGCTGCGGGACGAGCGCTCGCGGCCGGACGTGCTCGGGCCGGACGACGTCGAGCGCGCACCGCGCCCGACGCTGATCGCCCTGCGCTGGATCGTCCGGGAGCTCGACGGCCCCCGGCCCACGACCGTCGCCGGTGCCTCCTCGTGGCTGTACGGCTCGCTGAGAGCGTTGGTGGCCGTCCCGTGGGTCACCGACGCCTGGACCGAGCTTCGTGGCCTCTCCGGCGCTTTGAGGGCCGCTTTGGGGGATCCGCCACCGTCCTCGGTCGGCACCTGCCGGATCGTGGTCGACGACGAGGGCCGGGAAGACCCGCACGGCGCCTGGCGTTGCGCCGCGCCGCTGTACCTGCCCGAGCTGCCGCCGCGGGCGATGGACGAGCCGTTCGCGCCCCCGGCCCTGCGCTGCTCGAGCTGCGGGCATCGCTACACCGGTGGCGAACTGGTCGAGATCGCCCGCAACCCGCTGGCGGTCGCAGGGTGAAAATCGACCACCAACTGGACGGGACCACGATCGCCGACACGATGGCGATCGCAGCTCTGTTCGCCAGGCCGCGAGCTACCGTGCGGCGGTACTGCCGACGCCATCCCGGCGGCTATGACGTGGCCGTGTGCGAGGTGGTCCTGAACACCGCCCCGGACCTGATCCTGATCACCGCCCGGGACGCGCAGCGGTACCTGAACATCCCGGCCGGCACCGTGCGTGCGTGGGCCTGCCGGGCCGCGATCCGCAGCTACGACCACACGGCCGAGGGCCGGCCGCTGTACGACGTCGGGGACCTGCTCCGACTGAAGGAGAACGGATGACCAGCTACGGCATGTCACCGACCGTCCGATGCCCCGGTTGCACGCAGGCGATCGAGATCGATCACCAGGTGCACCGCACGCTTGACGGGAACAAGCTCTACGTCCCGATCCAGAGCGAGACCTCGGCGCTGGCCGAGCACATGGACGAGTGTCCGAACGTCGAGAGGGGCGAGCAGTGAAGAACCAGCCCGTACCGGACATGACCCCGATGCTCGAAGCGAGCATCACCATGTTCGAGATCTTCGAGTCTTACGTGAACGCCGGGTTCAGCCGCGAGGAAGCGCTGCAGATCGTCATCGGGATCATGACCCATGGAATGGGGAGCAGCCAGTGATCGACAACTTTGCCCCGCAGCCGTACCCGCTCGAGTGCTCGGTCGACGGCGAGACCTGGGAGCTGGTGATCGGCTGGCGGAAGGAGCCGACCGGCGAGGTCCGGCCGCTCACCGCGGACCAGGGCGGCGTGCAGTACCGCGTTGTGCAGAACCCACAAAACGCCCGGTTCGTGTCCTCGACGTCCTCGCCCTCCATGTCGCCCAAGACCGTGGGCCGTCCTGAGCGTGCCGCCAAGCGCCCTACCAGCGAGTGACCCCGTTTTGACCGCGCCCTGACCTGCGTGCAACACTGCGCCCGGCCCCGTCTGTCCTGGATCCCCTCCCGGCGACGGGGCCGATCGCTTTTGTAGGAATCCCACAACGAGCGTTGCCGGAAGTCCATACATCTCGCGGGGAGGTGCCCCGATGGCCCGCACCGGACGGCCGCCCTCGATCGAGGCCGCAGAGAAGCGTCGGGACGCGCTCCTGGCTCGTCAGCGTGGCCACTCCTGGGCCGAGGTCGGGCGCATCGTCGGGTACGCGGACGCGAGCAGCGCGCAGCGAGCCGCCATGCAGGCCCTGCGCGACATCCCCCGCGAGGCGGCCGACGAGCTGCGCAAGGTCGAGCTGGAGACGCTCAACGAGCTGCAGGTCGCACTGCGCGCGAAGCTCGAGGAGAAGCCCTCCGCGTTCCTGGTCGACTCCATCCTGAGGATCATGGAGCGGCGCGCGAAGATGCTCGGTATCGACGCTCCGCTGGCCATCCGTACCGAAGTCGTGACCGTGGACGCGGTCGACGCCGAGATCCAGCGGCTGGAGGCGCAGCTCGAGCAGAGCAGCACCGTCACCGAGGAGTCCAGATGATCGTGCTCGGGATAATCCTGCTCGTCCTCGGTCTCGTGACCGGGATGTCGATCCTGTACACGCTCGGCGTGATCCTGATCGTGATCGGCATCGTGCTGCTCGCCCTGGGCGCGTCCGGGCGCGCCATCGGCGGTCGGAGCCACTGGTACTGACGACGGGGGGCAGCGTGAAGACCGAAGCCGCGCCCATCCGGATCGAAGCACCGCTCGACAAGCTGCGCCGACTGCGCGAGCTTCAGCGCCAGGTAGACGAGCTGCATTGGGCAGATGCACAACGCTGGCGCGAGGACGGCTCGGCCTGGGTGCGCGAGCGCCTGGACGAGCACGTCTGGTCCAAGCAGGACGAGGTGCTGGCCGGCATCCGCGACCACCGGCGCACCGCGGTCCGCTCCTGCCACGGCGTGGGCAAGAGCCACATCGCCAGCCGAGCGGTGGCGTGGTGGCTGGACACCAACAGGCCCGGCGAGGCGTTCGTGGTCACCACCGCGCCCACCTTCGCGCAGGTGCGGGCCATCCTCTGGCGCTACATCCGCCAGGCGCACCGCAAAGGCGCGTTGTCCGGCCGGGTCAACCAGACCGAGTGGTCGATCGACGGCGAGCTGGTCGCGTTCGGGCGCAAGCCCGCCGACCACGACGAGGGCGCGTTCCAGGGCATCCACGCCAAGCACGTGCTCGTGATCCTGGACGAGGCCTGCGGCATCCCCGAGGACCTCTGGATCGCCGCGGACGCGCTCACCACCAACCCGGGCTGCCGGATGCTGGCCATCGGCAACCCTGACAACTCCTCGAGCCACTTCGCCCGGGTCTGCAAGCCGACCTCGATGTGGCACCAGATCGGCATCTCGGCCTACGACTCGCCCAACTTCACCGGCGAGCAGGTGCCCACCGAGCTGGCCGAGCTCCTGATCCACCCGGACTGGGCCGAGGAGAAGCGCCTGGAGTGGGGCGAGGACAACCCCATCTACCGGGCCAAGGTGCTCGGCGAGTTCTCGGCCGACGACCCCGGCAAGGTGGTGCGGTTCTCCGATGTCGCCTCCTGCCGGATGCCTCAGGACACACCGCGTACCGCCGTCGAGCTCCTACCGATCGAGCTCGGTGTCGACGTCGGTGGTGGCGGCGACGAGACCGTCATCCGGGAGCGGCGTGGCCCGGTCGCAGGCCGGGAGTGGCGCGAGCGCAGCGATCAGCCGAACACGATCGCGCCCCTGGTGCTGCGGGCCATCCGGGAGACCGGCGCCACCCGCGTAAAGATCGACTCCACCGGCATCGGCTGGGGGCTCGTCGGCGAGCTGGTCAACCTCGGTGCCACCGGCGCGCACCAGGCCGTCATCGTCGGCGTGAACGCGGCCGAGGCCAGCCTCGAACCCGAGGTGTACAAGAACGCCCGCGCCGCCATGTGGTGGATGGCCCGGCTGCACTCCCAAGAGCGCACCTGGGACCTGTCCACCATGGAGAACGCGGACGCGACCGTGGCGCAACTCCTTGAACCGGGCTGGCTCCTGGACCTGCAGGGCCGGATCCAGGTCGAGAAGAAGGAAGACGTCATCGAGCGGCTCGGCCGCTCCCCGGACAACGCCGATGCGCTGTTGTTGGCGTACTACAACCCGCCCGGCGACGCGGCCTCCGCGCTCGACTGGCTCGCGCAATCGAAACGTGCAGCGTGACGAGAGGAACCCATGTCAGCACTCGAAGCCGTCGACGCAGAGTCCGAGGCCGTCAGGACCGGCTTCCGGATCACGCTCGACTACATGAAGTCGCACGTGGCCAGCGCCGAGAACATCGAGCGCGGCGTACTGAACATCTGCCTCATGCAGATGGACAACGGCTACTGGCTGGTCGGGAAGTCGGCCCCGGTCGACCCGTCGAACTACAACGCCGAGTACGGCCGCCAGCTGGCCTACGACGACGCGCTTCGCCAGGCATGGCCGCTGTACGCCTTCGCCCACCTGGAGACGACGAACAAGGCGTGATTGGGGTCGGCCGCCGAGAGGGCAACGCCCCCGCAGTAACGCGCACGCCACCCTGCGGGTCGCTCGACGCTTCTACTGGCCCACGTGTTCGCCCCTGGGCTCGCCTTCCGATCGACACGATAGAGCAGGGGCGGTGAGTCATGGCCAAGCGTCGTCGTAGCCGCCGTCCCGTGCAGCAGGGCGTGGAGAAGTCCACCGCGCTCGTCCCGACCACCAACCAGAACCTGGCCGGGCGGCTCTACACCGCCGAGCAGGTCGCCGGCCTGCTCAACCGCCAGCAGGAGACCGGCAGCCTGGCCGAGCCGCTGCCCCGCGACCAGTTCCCCTACGCGTTCGGGCCCGGCATCCCGCTGGTGCCCGCGCCGCTGGACCCGACCCGGCGCGACGGTCGCGCCGAGCCGCGGATCTGGGAGTACCCGGTCTCCTGGAACCTGCCCGGACACTCGTCCCGGCTGGTGCCGTGGAAGACGCTGCGCGACGCCGCGAACCTGCCCCTGCTGCGCGACTGCATCCGCATCCGCAAGGAGGAGATCCGCGGCCTGGAGTGGGACTTCGGCCTGACCCGGCGCGCCCTGGACGAGGCCCGGCGCGACGAGCCCGACGCCGGCCAACTCGACGTCGAACGCGGCCTGCGTGAGAAGTTCGCCCAGACCATCAACGACGCCATCGAGTTCTGGGAGGTCCCGGACCCGGGCAACGGCTACACGTTCTCGGAGTGGATCAGCCAGTTCCTGGAGGAACAGCTCGTCCTGGACGCGCTGGCGATCTACCCGCGCCGCACCCTGGGCGGGCAGCTGTACTCGCTGGAGATCCTGGACTCGACCACGATCAAGCCGCTGCTCGACCACCGGGGCGGCCGGCCGATGCCACCCGAGCCCGCCTACCAGCAGAACATCCACGGCTTCCCGCGTGGCGAGTTCACCGCTGACACGTCGGACACCGAGGGCCGGACCGTCGTCCCGAACGCCTACGCCGCCGACCAGCTCATCTACATCCGGCGTGAGGTGCGCGCGAACACGCCCTACGGGCTGTCCCCGGTCGAGCAGTCGCTCATGGATATCGACACCTGGATGAAGCGGATCAACTGGATCCGGTCCGAGTACACCGACGGCGTCATGCCGTCCGGGTGGCTGCTCAACGAGCAGACCACCGGGCACCAGTGGACCCCGTCGCAGGTGCGCGAGTACGAGCGCGAGCTCAACGACTACCTGTCGGGCAACACCGGCAACCGGCACCGCTATCGGGTGCTGCCGCCCGGGTTCAAGCCCGACGACTCCGGCTCGTCCGACCAGCAGGCCGAGAAGTACAAGCCCGACTTCGACCTGCACCTGCTCAAGCTCGTCGTCGCGCACTTCGACATCACGGTGCACGAGCTCGGGTTCACCGAGCCGAAGGGCCTGGGCAGCCAGGGCCACGCCGAGGGCCAGGACCGGCTCAACGAGCGGCGCGGCCGCAAGCCGGTGCTGCGCTGGATCGCGTCCCTGATCACAGACATCTCCCGGGCGCACCTCGACCTGCCGCGCGAGCTGGAGTTCAAGTGGCTCGGGATCGAGGACGAGTCCGACTCCGACGAGGACGAGGACACCACCCTCGAGGACGTCGCGTCCGGCGTGCTCACCCTGAACGAGGCCCGCGACCGCCGTGGCCTGCCCCGCTACACGTTCCCGGAGGCAGACAAGGCCGCCGTCATCAACGGCGCCACCATCACGTTCGTCGAGGGCGCCGAGGAACGCGCGGCGGCCGCGCTTGAGCTGGAAGCCCAGGTGGCCGACGCTAAGGCGAACCCACCTGCCAGCGGCCCAGCCGGTCCCCCCGCCGGCAAGGGGCCGCAGGGCGGCGGCACGGGCTCATCCCCTGCCGCCGCCCGCCCTGCCTCCGCCAAGTCGGGGGGCTCATCGGCGAAGGCGGCCGAGGCCGCTGCGTACCGCAAGTGGGCGTCGAAGGGGATCAGCGCCCGGCGGTTCCAGCTCGAGCACATCGTCGAGCCCAGCGACCTCCTGCAGTTCGGGATCGATCCGGCCCGCGTTACGTTCGCGGGAAAAGCTGAGGCCCCGCGGGACGGGGCACTCGACCGGATCGCGCAGGAGTGCGCCGCCCGACTGCGCCACGTCGCGCTGAGCGCGGTCGACTGCGACGAACTGGCCGCGGCCTGGGCCGAGCACTACGGCCTGGACAAGGGCCTGCGCGACCTCGTGCAGATCGCGCTGGCCTGGCTGCACGGGCGGGCCATCGACCTGACCGGCGCGCTCGGCAGCGTCGTGCGCGGCGCGGTCAGCGACGGATGGGACGCCGGCCAGACCGACGCGCTGGACGCGGTCGGTGACGGCGCGCGTTTCCCGTCCGGCCAGCTCCTGGAACAGGCCCTCGATCGGGTCGACATCACGATCTCGTCGGTGGCCGCGACCAGGTTCGACGAGCTCGCCGAGGTTCTGGCCACCGGCGTCAAGCAGGGCCTGTCGGCGAGCACGTTGGCCAAGGACCTGCGCGACGCGCTCGAGGACGAGCGCTGGGCCGAGACCGTCGCCGTCACCGAGACGGCCCGGGCCATGTCCGCCGCCACCCAGGCGACCTACCTGGCCAACGGTGTCGAGCGCAAGACCTGGCTGCTCGCCCCTGACCAGCGGGTGTGCGACCGCTGCGAGGGCAACGCCAGTCAGGGCGCGATCCCGACCACCGACCAGTTCGCCAGCGGCGACGCACACCCACCAGCGCACCCACGCTGCCGCTGCGCGCTGGTGCCGGTGATCGAGCTCGCCGACGACCCGGACCTGACCAAGGCCGGGGACCGCTACCAGTTGCGCGACTACTGGCTGCGCGGCGAGGGCGCGGCCCGGTGGAAGACCTGGACGCAGCTCTACCGCCACCTGAAGGACCACGTCAACGACGAGAGCGCCAAGCGCATGGCCGCGTCCTGGTACCACGCGAGATATGGCCGCTGGCCTGGAGAGAAGGGCCACGATGACTGACACCACGGCCGTCTACGCGGAGATCGTCAAGCACGAACGGGACGCCAACGGTGACCTGGTCGTGTTCGGCCGCGCCACCGGGCCCGACCTCGACCTGGACCGGCAGATCTGCGATCAGGACTGGCTCAAGGAAGCCATGCCCACCTGGTTCCAAACGGGCGCGAATTTGAGGGAGCAGCACTCTTCCATCGCGGCGGGTGTCGGTACCGAGATCACGCAGAAGCCCGATGGTGGATGGGACCTCAAGGCCCTGGTCGTCGACACGAACAGCGCCCGCAAGGTTGAGCGCGGCGTACTCAAGGGATATTCGATCGGGATCAGAAATCCGCGAGTAGTGAAAGATGCGGCAGCGCCCGGGGGTCGGATCGTAGCCGGGACCGTCGTAGAGGTCTCACTCGTCGACAGGCCGGCCAACCCGACCTGCTCGCTCACCCTGGCCAAGGCGCTCAAGCCCGGCCCGCTGGCGGTCACGCCCGGGACGGTCGACTTCGAGCGCAGCCTCGTCAAGGTCGAGGAACTGCACGAGGACGCGGTCGTGAACGCGAGGTTCGACGAGGACATAGAGAAGCGCGACTTCTCCGCGGGTGAGCGTCGCGAGGCCGCGTCCGAGGGCCAGGCACAGTCCGACGGCTCGTTCCCGATCAAGAACGCCAGTGACCTCAAGAACGCGATCCGCCTCGCCGGCAACGCCAAGGACCCGGCGAAGGCCAAGGCGCACATCAAGCGCCGCGCGGCCGCGCTCGGACTCAGCGACAAGATCCCGGACAGCTGGAAGGCCGCGGACGCGCTGGACCTGCTCAAGGGCTACGACCTGGTGGCCGTGCGCAAGGGCGACCAGTCCGGGGACATCGCGAACGCCGAGAAGGCGATCGCCATCATCGCCGGTCTCATCCAGGCCGAGGCCGTGCAGCTCGCCGACGGCACCCCGTCCGAGGCGTGTGACATCTACCTGCTCCTGGACGCCGTCAAGGCGCTGGAGTTCTTCATCTGCCGTGAACGGAAGGAGCCAGCGATGGCCCACGTCGAGCTGTCCGACGAGTCGGACGTCGAGAAGGCCGCAGGCCCCGACGTCTCCGGCGATGACCTCGAGAAGAAGGACAAGCCCGCGTTCCTCGCCGACAAGGACGAGGACGCGGACGACGAGGAGACCGACGCGGACGGGGAGAAGAAGCCCGCCGCGAAGAAGAAGCCCGCGGCCAGCAAGTCGGCCGAGGGCGAGAGCACGAACGAGAACGACGACATTACCGAGTTGGTGAAGGCGCTCAGCGCAGAGGTCAGCGAGCTCAAGGGCGAGCTGACGAAGGCGATGAGCGCGCCGGCACCGGGCGGTCCCGTCCTCACTCGCACCACCGAGGCCACTTCCCAGGCCGAGACCCGGGAGAGCCACCTCAGCAAGGCCGCGCACTTCAAGCGCCTGGCCTACGAGGTGAACGACCCGCAGGCCAAGGCCGGCTACCTGCAGATGGCCGCTGACGCGACCGCTGCCGCCAACTAAGGAGATCGTCATGGGACATGCCGTCCCGAAGCCGTCCGACATGTTCTCGGACGCGACCGACGCTGTGCAGGTTGCGCAGCGGTTCGAGCAGTACAAGGGTGCCCTGACCGACGAGCACACCAAGGCCGCTGCTGGCGGCCGTGGGTTCGCCCCGGGCGTCGGCATCGTCGAGGACCCGGGCGCCAAGTCCAAGGCCATCGCGTCCCGCGTCGAGGCCATCAGCAAGTCCATCGGCCCGGACGTGCTCGCGTCCGTGCAGGGCGAGATCGACGCCCTGAACAGCGCGCTGTCCGCCGACATCGGCAAGGACTGGTCGCTCCCGGGCACCGACCCGAACAACGCGACCCTGGTCCCCTACGACCTGGAAGCGCCCGCCAAGCTCCTGGTCCCCCGCCTCACCCCGCTGCGCAACTCGCTCCCGCGCGGCAAGGGCCAGGGCACGGCCCGCCAGTTCCGCGTGGTCGACGGCTGGTCGAACTCCGGTATCGGCGGCGTCGCGGACAAGAGCCCGTTCATGGACTCGCAGTCCGACGTCGGCGTGCCGACCTTCGGTTCGCTCGAGCTGCGCCGCGGTCAGAAGATCGAGTACGCGTCGCACGACGAGTCCGTCGCCTACGTCGAGATGTCGCTGTCCGACCAGGTCAACTGGGTGAGCCAGTTCGCCGGCCAGGGCTACCAGGACATCCGCTCGCTGTCTCAGACCGCGCTGCTCTGGTCGCACCTCGGCGGCGAAGAGCGCGCGATCCTGTACGGGCGCGGCCCCTCGGCCAACGGCTACTCCGGTGCGGTCTCCGCCCCGGTCATCTCCTCCGAGACCGCCACCACGGGTGGCAGTATCGCGGCCGGCACCTACCCCGTGGTCGTGACCGCGAAGACCGGCTTCGGCGAGTCCGTGATCAGCAACAACACCGCGCAGGTCACCACCGGCGCCGCGTCCACCATCACAGTCACCGTGACGTCGGCTCCGGTCGGTGCGCTCGGCTTCAACCTGTACGTCGGCACCGCCGGTGGCGCCGTGGGCACTGCCAAGTTCCAGACCTCGTTCTCGGGTAACACGGTCACCGTCACCTCGCTGACCACGACCGGCGCCACCAACCCGGGCACGACCGACAGCTCCGTGCAGGCGCGTGGCTACGACGGGTTCCTGACCGTGCAGTCCGACCCGGACCGCACTGGCTACTTCAAGAACCTGAACGCCGCGCTCACTGACACCACCCCGGGCGCCGAGTTCCAGGACGCATTCCTGTCGCTCTACCAGAGCGTCAAGGCCGACCCGGACAACATCTGGGTCGACGGCGGCACCGCGCGCAACCTGGGCAACCTGCTCCAGACCGCGCAGGGTTCCTCGTCCTACCGGCTCCAGCTCAACGGGGACGGCCACGGCCACTTCCTGGGCAGCGTGGTGACCGGGATCGAGAACCAGGTCACCCGCAAGATGGTGCCGTTCAACGTGCACCCCTGGATGCCGGAGGGCTGCGCGCTCATCCGGTCCGAGACCCTGCCGATCCCGGACTCGAACGTGTCCGCTACGGCGCAGGTCATCTCGGTGCAGGAGTACATGAGCGTCGACTGGCCCGTCGTGCAGTTCACCTACGACGCCAGCACGTACTGGTACGGCACCATGGTCCACTACGCACCGAAGTGGTCCGGCCTGATCACCGGCATCGAGTCGGCCTGATCGCATGTCTGACCTGACCAGGGTGGCCGCACCCGACGGGGCGGTGCACGCCGTCACCGGCATGTCCGGGCGTGAGTACCGCTCGCGCGATGGCATGTTCCAGATGAGCCCCTCGGACGCGGCCGCCCTGGTCAAGGCCGGGGGCTTCGCGCCCTCGGCCGCCGGCCGGATCCGGGCCGCGGGCTACCCGTGCCCGTGTGGGTTCCACTCCCTGTTCCGCACGTGCTCGCGCTGCGGCACGACCAACGAGAGGGCGGCATGACCGACGAGAAGGCGCCGGCCGAGAAGCCGGACGAGGACGAGAAGCCGGTCCGCCGTCGGCGCGCGAAGGCCGAAGGCGAGATCTGTGACCAGTGCTGGCCCAACGGCTGGCGCGAAGGGTCCGCGAACGCGAACTGTGTCCACGGCACCTGGAACCGATAGGGAGGTGGACCGGTGCTCGAACACCCCTACGTGACGGAGGCCGAGTTCCGGTTCCACCCCACGTTCATCGACAGCCGCAACCTGATCACCGGCGGCACCGCGCTCCAACAGAACGCGTCGCTGACCAACCTGCTGCTCGAGGCCAGCCAGTGGGCCGACGAGAAGGTCGACATGCCGCTCGGAGCGCACGTGCGCACCGAACGCAGCCGGATCACGGCCAGCAAGGGCGGCCAGCTGCGGTACCACCCCGAGCACGCACCGGTCATCACCGTGACCGCGATGTCGTTCGGGGCCACCCCGGACACGCTCGCTGCACAGACCGATCCACAGGTGTGGACGGAGAACGACGGCCGGATCGTGGTCGCGTTCTCGCCGTCCGGCGGCAGCGGACTGGGGAGCCTCCAGTTCGGCTCGCCCCCGGCCATGGTCGAGCAGCTCGTGAGCTGGACCTACGTGGCCGGCTATCCGTCAAGTCAACTTGCAGAACCTGCAACCGCGGGCGTGAGCACGATCGAGCTGCTCGACACGACCGGGATCCTGACCGGCACCGTGCTGCGGCTGTGGACCCCCGGACTGGAGGAGGCCGTCACGGTCGACTCGGTGTCCGGGACCACGCTCACCCTGACCCGAGCGCTGGCCAACGCGCACCCGGCCGGCTCGTCCTGCTCGTCGCTGCCGGCCACCGCGCGGCAGGCCGTCATCAACTACGCGTGCATGCTGCTGATGCGCCCCGCCGGTGGCGGCGAGTCGAACTACGGCAAGGGCGCGATCGCGCCGTCCGCGACCTCGACCGACAGCCGTCGCCAGCACGGCGGCGGCGGTGTCTTCTACGACGACGCCTGCAAGCTCCTGAAGCCGTTCAAGAGGATCCGATGAGCGAGGTCCAGCCGACCACGCTGCGCGGCGTCCGGGACGGCGTGTGCCGCTGGTTCGGCGGCCCCTACGACGAGCGCACCCGCTCCTACCGGACTCCACAGGTCGAACTCCTCGGCGCGGTCCGCCGCGCCCGGCCGAAGTCCGTCGACGAGAGCGACTACTACCTTGGCGCGCCCGCGTCCGGCGCCCTGATGGGCTCGTCGATGCTCGTGCACGTCGATTCCGGGATCGAGTCCCGAGCCGCGTTCGCGGGCGCGTTCGGCGGGCTGAAGTTCCTGACCAGCTCGGTGATGCTGCACGTGTTCATGCGCTCGAACAACGACTTCGCCGAGGACGCGCAGGACGCGTTCTATGACCTGCTCGACGGCCTGAAGGCCCGCATCCGCGAGGACCGGTGCATGGGCACCGGCGGGTGGGAGAACGGCGGTTTCGACGTCGGCGAGGGCGACCCGTGGCTGCGCTGGAACATGGCGCCCGCCGAGGTGGCGGTCGAGCGCACCACCGGCTACCTCGTGATCGAGTTCCAAGCCCGCTACTACGAGCAGGGGTGATCATGCCGAAGTTCGAGTTCACCGGCGGCGACCCGATCGAGCATTTCTGGGCCGGCCACGTGGAGCCGGGCGACGTCGTCGAGCTCGACGAGGACCCCGGCCCGCCCTGGAGGGCGACCAAGCGCAAGCCGAAGGCCACGCCCTCGGACGACACTGAAGAGGAGGGCTGAGCCGTGGCTACGCCTACGACCTACACCCCGGCCAAGGAGTTCCTGGGCGTCGCCCCGGAGACCGAGGCCGGTACCGCCGTACCGATGATCGCGACGATCCCGTTCACGAAGGTCGACTTCGAGGACCAGATCAAGTGGCTCGACGACCCGTCGTTGCGCGGCTCGATGGCCGGCCTGTACGGCCGCTACCAGGGCGTGCGCGAGGTCGACTTCAGCATCGAGGGCCCGGCGTACGTCGACACCTTCCCGCACCTGCTGCAGTCCATGTTGGGTGACCGCACCACGACCGGCGCCGGTGATCCGTACACGCACGCCTTCTCGCTGAACAACTCGTTCAGCGGCCAGCCGATCACGCACACCCTGACCTGGTTCACCGGCATCACCGACACCGTCGGCGCCCGGACCTACCCCGGCGCGGCGCTGTCCGAGCTGTCCATCGAGTTCGACATCGAAGGTGGCGGCGGCGGCGGCAAGGGCGGCGGCGGCGGCGGCGGCAAGGGCGGCGGAGGAGGCGGCGGAGGAGGCGGCAAGGGCGGCGGCAAGGGCGGAGGCGGCGGCAAGGGCCTCGTCCAGTACAAGAGCAAGGGCCAGGCCTGGGGCAGCTCGGTCGCCCTCGCCGAGCCGGTCGCCGCGCCGTCGAGCGTGCCACCGTTCGCGGCCTGGCGCGCCCTGCTCGGCATCGGCGGGCCGGCGTCGGGCGGCACCCTCGTGGCGAACGTCAGCACCGCGTCGTTCGTGTTGAAGAGGAAGCTGGACGTGATCTACACGTTCTCGAACCAGCAGCAGCCCTACGTGATCCAGCGGGGCGCGCTCACCGCTGAGGGCAAGGCCACGTTCATCGCCGTCGACGAGACGCCGCTGCTCACGATGCTGGCCGGCACCGTGCAGCCGCTGCAGCTGGTGCTCGACAACGGCGTCGTCGGTGCAGGTCAGCGCGCGATCCAGATCGACATGCAGCAGTGCATCTACGAGAAGGTCAAGACCGAGGACGGCAAGGAAGCGACGATGTTCATGGTCGACTTCGACGGCATCGCGAACAGCACGAACGCGGGCGCGACCGGTGGCCTGTCTCCGATCGAGGTCACCGTCACCAACGGCACGGCGGGGACGGTGTACAGCGCATGACCCGCCACGTACTCAAGACCGACGGCGCCTGGGTCGAACTCCGCGACGTCGAAGACCTGCGCGCGAAGGACCGCAAGGCCGTCGAGAACGCGGTCATGTCGGCCGTCGAAGTCGACATGGACACCGGCCGGATCGCGGCCGGCAAGGGCGCCATCCAGCAGATCATCAACGGCGCCCCGGACGCGGTCGCCGAACGGCTCATCGTCGGCTGGGAGATCCCCTACCTGCCCGACGCGCCGCTGCCCAGCGCGGATCCCGAGCAGCTCGGCGAACTCCGGCTCGACGACCACCGACGGCTCATGGAGCTGATCGAACCGGCCGTGAACCTGCTCATGCCGGGCCGCTCCAACAACCCGGACGACCACGACGACCCGTCGTCCCCTTCCGAGCCCGCCAGCGACTGAGGTCCGCGCTGGCGGGGTTCCCGGTCGGCCCGGCCCACCCGGGGGAGCCGAAGCTCTGGGACCAGGTCTTCACCGACTACTGGTTCTGGGCCGACCGGTACGGCTGGCCACCGGACGTGGTCGACCGCCAGTCCGCGGTCGTACTGCACCGGCTGCGCGAGGTGGTCGTCGTGGTCGAGGACTGGCGAGCCGAGCAGGCCGAACGCGATGGCTGACCTGGACGGCTTCGATGCCATGCTGGCGCAGCTGCAGGGCATCGCGGCGCGGGTCGTGGCGACCACGCCGAACGCGCTCGGCAAGGCGGCGCACTACCTGGAAGGCCAGATCAAGACCGAGCTGTCGCGAACCTCGCACCCGCCCGGCACGCCCACACCGTCGCCGCCGGGTTCTCCACCGTCGCTGGTGACAGGAAACCTGCGCCGCTCCGCGCAGGTGGAGGGCCCGACGCAGACCGGTCCGGCGTCCTGGTCGGCCAGCGTCGGCATGGAGTCGGTCTACGCCCGCGTGCAGGAGCTCGGCGGCGGCCCGTCCAACCTGCCGGCCCGCCCGTACGTGGCGCCCACCTTCGCAGCCTCCCTGCCCGCCATGGGCGCTCTCATCGAGTCCGCCTGGGCTGACGCCCTGGACACCTGACACGGACGGGGGTGGATCCCCCGTGGCGCTGCCCGAGGTCACCGCGACGCTCGACGCCGACGTCTCAGGCTTCGTCGCCGCCTGGGACCGGGCCGCGGACGCCGCCGAGCGGGCCGCTGCCCGGATCCGAGCGGCACAAGCCTCCATCGGCGACATCAAGGTCGACACGGACGGCCTCCGCGGGGTCGGCGCCGAGCTCGACAAGGTCGGCGAGTCGGCCCGCAACGCGGGCGCGGAGTGGGACGAGTCGGCGAAGCGCTGGCGCGATGCCTCCGGCCAGTTCGTGGCCGGCGCGAAGTCGGCCTCGGAGTCCATGAGCGGCTTCGGCCGCTCCGGCTCCATGGCTGCGCGGATGCTCGGCCCGCTGGGTGCCGCGGTCGCTGCGGCTGCAGCCCTCCTACCTGCGGTCGCCGCCGCAGGTCTCGCTGCTGGTGCTGCGCTGCAGGGCCTGGGCGTGGCGGCGCTCGTGGTCGCCGGCGGATGGCGTGGGCTCGAGCAGGCCGGCGAGCGACTCAAGGCCAGCCTGGGCGGGCTGCAGAAGCAGCTGGAGTCCATCTTCCGGTCCGAGCTGAGCCAGGAGTTCACGAAGCTCGGGCAGGCGATCTCGGGCCTGGACGGCCCGATCAAGGGCATCGCGCACAGCGTCTCCGATGTGATCAAGGAGTTCACTGGCTGGATCCGCTCCGCCGCGGGCCTGGAAGAGATCAACCAGATGCTCGGCGGGGTCGACAACATGGTGAAGCAGCTCGCGCCCGGAGCGAAGGCCCTGGCGCAGGCCTTCACCGCCTTCGGTGCGGCTGCGGCTCCGGCGATGGACGAGGTCGGCAAGGCTCTGTCTTCGGTCTTCGTCGAGCTGAACAAGGTCATCCAGGAAGCGAAGAAGAGCGGCCAGCTGGAGAAGGCGTTCCAGGCGGGGGCGAAGGCCATCGAGGCGTTCGGCAAGCTCGCCGCTGGCGTGCTCGCGGTCTTGATCGAGTTGGCCGCGGAAGGCGGCGAGCCGGCGGCGGCGTCCATCGGCAAGCTCGGCGACGCGCTGAAGGAGAACGCCCCGCAGATCGCGAAGATGGTCGCCGAGATCTCCCGGACGGTCGACAACATCATGTCCCTGATCCAGGGGTTCAACCAGGCGAAAGCGGCCACCGGCGGGTTCGGCGACGCCGTGATGAAGCTGTCCACGGACATCGCCAAGGGTCTCGCGATCGGTGACTGGACGTCGTTCTTCAACACGATCAAGAAAGGCTTCCCGGACGCGGGCAAGTCGGTGTCGAAGTTCGGCACGGACGCGAAGAAAGCCCTGGACAAGTTCAAGGACGACACGAACAAGAACATCAACAAGACCCTCGAGGACACCAAGAAAGCGATCGACAAGTGGAAGGACGACACCAACAAGTCGATCAATAAGTGGGTCGAGGACTGGAAGAAGGGTGTCGACAAGTGGAAAGACGACACCAACAAGAACATCAACAAGGGTCTTGAGGACGCGAAGAAGGCGATCGACAAATGGAAAGACGACACTAACGAGTCGATCAACGAGTTCGTCAGCGAATGGCTCGAAGCCGTCGCGAAGTGGTGGGAAGACACAAGCAAGAACATTCAAGAGGGCGTCGACAAGGCGGTCGAGTTCATCTCGACCCTGCCGGACAAGGCCATGCAGGCGCTGTCCGGCTGGGTGAAGGACATGAAGCAGATCGGCAAGGACGCGATCGACGGCATCGCCGAAGGCATCGAGTCCGCCGTGGGGAACCTGGTCGGAGCGGCGACCAAGGCGGCGAAGGCCGCGCTCGCCGCGATCAAGGGCACGCTCGGGATCCGCTCCCCGTCGGCGGTGTTCCGTGAAGAGGTCGGCATGATGATCTCGGCCGGTATCGCTGAGGGCATCATCGCGAACGCCGGCCGGGTCACCGACGCCGTGAACCGGACCGGACTCGGCGCGCTCGTGGCCACCGGCGGAGCGTCCGGCGGGGGCATGTCCGTCGGACGCGGTGGCAGTCAGACGCTCACCATTCAGGTGCTCGGCGGCGCGGACTCCGCAGCTGGCACGTTCATCGCCCGCCTGGCCCAGCAGGGCAAGCTCAAGATCACGGCCAACGCAGTGGTTGGGGGCCGTCGGTGAGCACGTCGTTCCTGACCACCGCCCCCGACGCGCCGGATCTGCGGATCGCCGTCGAGGTGGCGTGGGGCGCGGACTTGACCGACCTCACCGGTGCGTCGTGGACATGGGACGACGTCACCGACTACGTGATCCTGGAGCACGGCGGCGGCGCCGGGGGCGGTAGCGGTGCAGGCAGCGGCGCGTCGGGCGACGCGCAGGGCGGCAGCATCTCCATCGACCTCGGGCGGCCGGACTTCTCCTCGGAGACTCAGACCACGACCATGGTCTGCGAGCTCGACAACCGCGACGGCCGGTTCTCCGAGGGCGGGTTGAGTCCGTACTGGCCGAACATCCGCCGGGGCACGCCGGTGCGGGTGCGGGTGTCCCCGGACGGCGGGAGTATCTGGCACCTGCGGTTCCAGGGGCAGGCGAACGGCTTCACTCCGAACTGGCCGGAGAAGACCGGCCGGTGGGCGACCGTCACGCTGTCGGCGTCCGGACCGCTGCGGCGGATCAACCAGGGCACCCTGCCAGCCAAGTCGGTGTACACCACGGAGATTCCGCGCTCGGCGAGCTGGCCCAACATGATCGCGTACTGGCCGTGTGAGGGTGGCGACGGCTTCCGGGACAACCCACCCGCAGTCCCCACGGGCGGACATCCGGTGCTGCGACTGGACGACGCTTACACCCCGAAGGTCGCGAACGTCCCGTCTACCGAGGCTTTCCCGCTGTCCGGCCCACTGCAGTCACACATGAAGATGTACACCGGGCAAAGGTTCGGAGAGGGCGAGGACTTCCCGACCTACACGAGCTCGGGCGTCATCCAGTTGCGGTTCCTGTTCGCCGTTCCGGGCGCGTTGCCGACCCATGAAGAGATCCAGGTTGACGACACGGTCAAGCAGTTCCCCGGCATCCACTGGCAACCGCTGTTCTACCTACACATGGCGGGCGGCAGCATCCCGGGTTGGGCGCTCCAGATCAACGACCTCGGGGACATGCGAGTCATCGGCTACAACAGCGCAGGTTCGGTCGCTCGGACCGGCGGTGCGGTCGCCTGGGCTGTCAGCGGCGCCCCCTGGCTCTGCGGGGTCACCATCTCAAATAGTGGCTCTTCGGTGAACGTCCTGGTTCGAACGAAGGACTTCAAGACGGGTACAAACCTGGCCAACACCTGGAACTTTTCGTCGACCAGCATTAGCGGTCAGATCGTCGGGCTCGAGCCGATCGCCCCGGACTGCTCGCCAGCAGGCACCGGCACCGAGAACGTCCTCATTGCGCACCTGTCGGTACACACCGGTAGTGAGCAGATCAACACGACTGGCGTGAACAATTTGATGTTCGGACTGCCCGGCGAGAGCATGGCCGTTCGCCTGGCGCGACTCTGTGACCGGCACCAGATCTACGTGGAGACCCTGGACTCGGCGGCGGGGGCGACCACCTCGATCACCGACACCATGGGGCCGCAGTACTACGACACGCTCACTGAGCTGTTGCGCGAGTGTGAACGTACCGGCCAGGGGCTGCTCTACGACGGCCTCGGCTCTGGACTGACGTACGTGACGAAGCGCCGCCGTGAGACCAACGCGAACAGCGCCGCCACCCTGGTCCTCGACGCCAGCGAGGGGCAGTTGATAGAGCCGTTCGCGCCGATCGACGATGACCAGCTCACGATCAACCACTGCGACGTGAGCACCCGCAATGGCACCGCGATTACCTACATCGACACCGGCGGGCCCGTCGGGGCCGAAGCGATCGGCGACTACGCCACGAGCTTTACGGTGAATCCGGAGAGCGATGCCGGGCTCATCCGCTATGCCGAGTGGGCGGTCGGGCTCGGCACCCAGCAGGGCTACCGCTACCCCACGGTGTCCTTCGCTCTGGACGCCAGCCCCGAGCTGATCGACGGCTGGCTCGCCTGCATCCCCACCTCGCGCGTCGACGTCCAGAACATCGCCTCGATCCGCCGCCAGCACTCCGGCGAGACCATCCGGCTACTGCTCGAAGGCTGGCACGAGGAGATCGACGCCTTCACCTGGCGTGTCACCGCGAACACCAGCTCGGCCGAGCCGTGGCGGGTCGTCGAGCTCGCTGCCGCCACCGGGTCGGCCGGTGACGGGATCTGCCACCTGCAGACCGAGTCCTCGCAGCTGAACGCGGACTACACCAGCGGCACCACGATCAGCGTGCGCACCAACACCGGCCTGCGCTGGATCACCACCAGTGAGGACGCGGACTCGTTCCCGTTCGACATCTCCGTCGGCGGGGTCAAGGCCACCGTCACCGGCATCACCAGCACCACCAGCCCGCAGGCCTTCACGCTCTCGGCCGTGTTGCCGCGCACGTTCACCGGCTCGACGACGGCTGGCTCTCCGCTCGGCACGCCGGTCGAGGTCTGGCGCCCGCCCGTCTACGGACTGTGAGAACCCGATGACCTTCCACGGAGGAGATCCCCATGGCGAACCGGTACGCGGGGCAGAAGCTCCGCTCGTCCTACGTCCCCAGTTCGTCGGTCGGGCAGAGGCTGCTTGCCTCGGCCGCCCCCGCGGCGGTGAACGCGGTCGCGGGGCGGGCGCCCAAGGCTGGGACCGGATGGAGCTGAGCTGATGGCCGGCCCGTTCACCCTGCGCCCGGCCGCGACCGAGATCGACTGGGAGATCATCAAGGGCGACCAGTTCGACATCCTGATCCCGGTCCTCGACTCCGACGGCGTGCAGGTCGACATTGCTGGCTGGACCGCGAAGGCGCAGGTCCGGCACAGCGAGGACGAACCCGTCCTGCATGAGTGGTCCCTCGACGAGGGCAACATCGAATGCTCCGTCGAGGGCGTGACCCTCAACGTGCTCGGCTCACAGACCTCGCTGTGGGACTGGACCAAGGCACTGATCTCGATCGAGATCTACGAGCCCATCACCCTCAAGCCGCGGGTCATCGCCGAAGGCACGATCCGCGCGCTCCCCGAGACGACCCAGTAAGGAGAATCGCCATGGCTCTGATCATCCCCACCGAGGGGCTGGACTACATGGTCGCCCGCATCGTCGAGGGCGCCACCGCTCCGGCCTCGCTGTGGATCGGCCTGTTCACCGGCGGCGACGGCACCACCGTCCCCGCGGCCAGCGCGACCCGTGGCACCATGGGCGGGGCGTTCGCCGAGGCCCTCACCGGTAGCACCTACCCCGGATACGCGGCCGTCGAGATGACCGCCAACACCGAGTGGGGCGCGATCGGTGCACAGACCGTGTGGGGCAACTCCGTGCGCGGGTCCGTCGGCACCCAGCAGTCGTTCGCCGCAGCGACCAGCGCGGCCGGGTCGGCGAACATCACCGGGTTCTTCCTGGCGACCGCGGTCACGGGCGGCACCGTGATCTGTTACTCGAACTTCGATGACGAGACCCCGATCGCGTCCCTGGCTCTCGGTGACATCGTGCGCGTCACGCCCACGTTCGGGCTGATGAGCGCGGTCGAGATCCCCTGATCTGAGTCCGTCGAGCGGAGGGCGGTGACCGGTGGCCGCACCGACGATCGCCGCTGCCGGGACGCTCACCCCGGGCACCGACGCCCCGGGCAGCACGCAGTCGTTCGCCAAGCCCTCTGGCGTGGTGAACGGCAGCCTGCTGCTCGCGATCTACTCGTGTGAGCACAGCACGGCCGGCACGTTGCTCTCCGCGCCGTCCGGCTGGACGAAGGCGCCGGATTCCGACGGTGCGTTCCAGGCAGTCTCCAGCGGCACCGCGGGCTACGCCTTCTACAAGATCGTCGTCGATGCCGGGTCCGAGCCGGCCAGCTACGCCATGCCGGTGCAGGACGGCCGGTGGCGCCGGGGCGCGGTCCTGCGCATCGCCGGTCACGACCCATCGAGCCCGTTCGACGGCGGGGACGGAGCGGTGGCCGCGTCGAACACCAGCGCGCCGAGCACCTCGGTCACCACCACCGGCGGGGACCGCCTGCTGATCTGGCACGCGGCCTCGTACAACCTCTCAGCATGGGCGACGTTGCCCACCGGGTTCACCGAGCTCGCGGCCTATGCCAGCACCAGCGACGTGAACGTCGTCGCCGAGCGTGTTCTGGTGAGCGCGAGCACGTTCACCACCGGTGGCATCGCCACCGGTGCGAGCGCGGGCAAGGCGGCGTGGCTGGGCGCGATTCGTCCTGCGAGCTCCGGCACGACCTACAGCAAGACCGGTGGCGCGGCCGGTGCTGGCGCAAGCTCGGGCGCGAAGTCGGTCATCCCGGCCAACTTCATCAACCGAGCCGGCGGCGGGGCAGCACGTGGCGCTGCGTCCGGCGCTCGGATCGTCACCGTCCCGAAGATCCGCTCGGGCGGTGGCACTGCCCGAGCAGCCGGGTCGGGCGCGAAGACGGTCATCGTCGTGCCGCCGCTACCCAGCGACGTCCTGGATCTGTCCTACTGGCACCTGACCACGCCCGAGGACGAGGGCGACGGCACCGCCGAGCAGATCGACCAGCCGGCGCTGGACTCCTACGAGTCGACCAACTTCTACGTCGACGAGGACGGGCTCGTCGTCTGCATCGCCCCGGTGGACGGATACTCCACGTCCTCCTCGTCCGGCGCGACCCGGATGGAGCTGCGCCAGCACCGCAAGAGCGGCTACGCGAACGCGGCGATGGACCCGAACGGGTCCGGCCGCTGGCAGATGACCATCACCACCAGCGCGGACCCGACCAGCATCGCCGGTGGTTCGAACCCCCGCCAGGAACTGATCATCGCCCAGATCCACGGTGCGGGCGACTCGCCGATCCCGCTGATCCTGTCGGCGGAGTGGACCTCGGGCGGCAACCCGGTCACGCCGCGTGTGCGGATCTTCAAGAACGGTCCCGGCCTGGCGAACATCATCACGGGCATCACGACCAGTACCCGGCTCTCGATCCGGATCCGGATCGACGCCGATGCCGGCAGGCTCAAGGTCTGGGGTGTCGCAGGCGAGCGCACCGCCCTGCCGTCGATCACAGACAGCACCCCGTACGACTGGCCGATCAGCGACTTCACCGACCAAGAGGGCTG